CGGCGCAGTAGCGCCAACAGGACCACAAGGTGAAACCGGACCCATCGGACCCGTTGCTCCGACAGGACCAACCGGTGCAGTAGCGCCAACAGGACCACAAGGTGAAACTGGACCCACCGGACCCACCGCTCCGACAGGACCAACCGGTGCAGTAGCGCCAACAGGACCACAAGGTGAAACTGGACCCATAGGACCCATCGGACCCGTTGCTCCGACAGGACCAACCGGCGCAGTAGCGCCAACAGGACCACAAGGTGAAACCGGACCCACCGGACCCATTGCTCCAACAGGACCACAAGGTGAAACTGGACCCACCGGACCCATTGCTCCAACAGGACCAACCGGCGCAGTAGCGCCAACAGGACCGACTGGACCGATGGGACCCACCGGACCCACAGGAGAAGTCGCACCAACTGGCCCTACCGGACCAGTCCCTTCCGCCACACTGGCCAGCACGATGTTAATCGGAAATAAAGCATCTACCACATTAGACATGAGTAATAACGCCATCACAAATGTTACAACCTTGACCGCAACAACAGTTACCCCAACAAATATAACAAATTGGGATGTCAAAAGCATAGTTGCAGGAACAAATATAACCGTGTCAAACGCTTCTGGGGCAGTAACTATCAATTCAACCACCGTATCGTTACAGGTATTTTCTGGTTCGCCAGTTTCAATTGGTAGTATTGGTGGATATTCCAATAATCAGTATTATTTTGGAACTTCGGTTTATGATTTCGATAATTACAATTACGATATTGAGTTTGTAGTAAATCAGGATTCAGGGGCAGGAATATTGTTTTATTTTTGCTGGGATAATGATGTCAGTTTTAATAATTATCAACTTACGTATTTCCTCCAGGATGGGGGGACCAGTTACGTGGGAAGTGACGCACACTCGGCACTATTTTATACTCAAAATACTAATGGTTTTCAGGCATCATACAAAGGAACTTTGAGAGCATTACCCGCACCATCAGCGTCAAATTTTAATCGGTTAATGTTAGAAGGGTCTCTGACATTTAACTTCCAAACAACAGGCGTAAGAACGTTTGCAGGACCTGCCCGCTGTCATAGGTCTGTCGTCACCTATGCAGGTGCAACACAAAACTCAATAGCACAATTTAACGGATCCCGTAGTTTATCACTTTTTACAGGCGGAGATAACTACGCATCAAATAATGCTATGCGAATGAGAATTACAAGAGTGATGAAAAATCTACCAGGTAGTTAAAACACGAAAAAATAATATATTCATTATATATTCATTATATATAGAACTGATGTATGGAATTATTGACTTTAAAACCAATTTAGGAAGTGTCTTGATGATAATGCGAGTTGAGGTCAAAATAAAAGACCATGCAATCATCAAGTGCATATTTTCGGAACAAGATGGCGATAATCAAAAGCATAAGATTTTGATGGAAGGAGACGATTACAAACGATGGGGAGAGAATGATGATTATCTGGGTCATTTTTGTATTAACAAAATAACACGTGGAACAGAAACTATTGTTTGGGAGTGATTATGTAGTAGCACCACCACAAAAGGGCAGCACATGACGACACCCGTAGCGTGCACAATGACGCAGATGTTGCGAAGATTCAAACATTGGAGGAGCAGATGGTGGAGCAAACACGGCAACTTCAACAAATGGCCAAATCATGATTTCAAAGGGTGTGGTCTACTCGTCACCGAAAATATACAAATACCAAACCCAAATTATGTAAGTGCTTAAAACTAACCAATGTAAATAACAACCAACATAAACACATATAAATATAAACCCTCATCTTTCATTATACAAATACGAATACGAATACGAATACATACATTTCATATCTGTATAACATTTAGTATTGTATAATGTTTCTAACGCCCACGCTAACCGAATACACCCGTCTATTAGAAGGACTCACTGCCGCACTAGAACCATATCATATCGTAGAAGGTGGATCATACCAAATCGACGCCCAAGTCACGCGTCTTCGCGAACTCGTCACGAGTCGATCACCTCAATCCATTATGGAAATCGGGTTCAACGCCGGGCATTCCGCGCTACTTTTCCTGGCCTCAACACCGCGCGATACAAAAGTCGTCAGTTTTGATTTGGGGGAGTATGCATATGTATTTGCTGCGAAGCGTTATATTGACTCGGTGTTCCCGGGGCGGCACACTCTCGTAACGGGAGACAGTACAATGACAATCCCCAAATACGAAGAGCAGGTTGCGCATCGGATGAAGAATCCCGACACGGCACCGCCACTGCTTTTCGATTTTATATTCATCGACGGCGGACATCAAGGCGATATTCCGATGAAAGACATTTTGAATTCGATGCGATTGGCGCGGGATGAACGCAGTATTGTAGCTATCGACGATATTTCACGCGATCCGAGTCGTCAACCACATTATACGGTTGAACCAACAAAGGCGTGGTCGCAAATGGTGAGTGCGGGAAATATCCGCGAATTAGGATACGATGATTATTTTCTGTCGGCATCGTCGTCGTCGTCGAAGTGTCCGGTGGATTGCAATGCACGCGGGATGGCGTGGGGTGTGTATAATATCTCGACAACTACTGTAGACGCGGTCGCGCGACTGAAAAAACTGCGCTATATTTATTACCAGAACAGTTACAAACCAATGGACCGGAATCAGATGCTCCAAGAAATCCATAACCAGCACCATCATAATAAAGAATACGAGAAATTGGTCGCACTGGCGGACATGTATCTAGAGTATTTCCCCACACATAACAAACGCGACACGAATTTCGTCCGGTTTTATCGCGCCGGCGCTAATTTCGTCATCAACCCGCAAGCAGCCGTGAAACAATACGAAGAAATAGTGGATACGCCGTCGCCACCACCCAATGCACCCAACGGAATCAATGATGGCGAGTCCGATCTCCCCGACCATATCAAAGAATCGTCCATCGCGAACATGGGAATGTTATACCCGAAGGACCCCTGCACGGAAATCCCGCGCGTCATCCACCTCCTCTATTTCGGCGAAACTGAATTCTATAATTTCCATCATCGTTGTGTCCATTCAATGCTTCAGTATATGCCACATTATGAAATTCGGATTTACAATTCTCGGGAACCCAAAAACAACAAATACTGGGATGATATCAAGAAGCAACCGGGTGTTCGTATCCTGAAAATCGATGTTCCGCAGTTTTTCGACGGGTTTGAATTGAAGCATTTCCAGTATAAGGCGGATGTGGTTCGTCTGGAACTGTTATATGAGCATGGTGGGGTGTATTTGGACCTCGATATGATTATTACTCGACCATTCGATGAAGTCTTCAAATCCGGACATTCATTTTATATCAGCGAGGAGCGAACGGGATGTCGTAGTCTCATCAACGCGTTTTTAGCGTCAAAACCGAAGAACGAGTTTATCAAATTATGGTTGAATGAATTCAAGTCGGGCTTGAGGTTGGGAATCTGGGCGCATCATATCCGCGATTCTAACAAAAGGTTGATTGATGATCATCCGCATTATCTACATAAATATAGGATGAATATTCTGGACGGGAAAGTATTTATGCCACTTCACTGGCAAGATACCGTCGCGTTTCTGAATTCGGAGACTGTGCCGTATGAGTTTCCGCCCGAGTCGTATGGAACGCACCTTTGGGAGACAATATTGGGGGATGTTATGCATCGTAACGAGTTTCTTCACAAACAGAAAATGGAACTTAAAGTGTATAATTCGCGCGAATCGGTGTTCTGTGAGGAATCTATCGTAGACGCCGCAGCCGTCGCAGCCACCGCCGCCCCCCCCGACGCCGATGACCTCACTATATATCCCGAGTATTATCATGATTTCCGTAATGACCAGTTTGTTGATAAATATATAACCAAGGGCAAACATGGCGGGTATTTCATCGAAATTGGAGCATGTGATGGAATTGTCAACTCTGCGTGTTACTTTTTCGAGAGATATCGTGAATGGCGTGGTATAGCAGTTGAACCTGCGCGTGTTTATCAGGATGAATTGCGTAAAAACCGAAATTCTCCGGTGACTGCAGCCGTTTCAAATGTGACATCATGTATCACGAATGGTAGCGGTAGTGGGGCGATTTTCTATGAATCAAATATTAATGAATTAAGTGGACTTAAAGGGTCGCTGGAAAACAATAAGGACTGTCAAGAATGGACCCGAACTACTGTTAAATCGTATAAGGTTGATACGATTACATTATATGACCTGTGTTGTCAGCAGTCGGCACCTGAACATATCGATTTTTGTGCGATTGATTGTGAAGGTGCAGAATACGAGATTCTTTCCGCGTTTTTCGAAGAGAACCAGGCAACCGTTCCGGCAATCCCCACCGCCCGAGATCAGTCGAATGAAGTAGGACTTGTCGTTACAAATAAGGTATTCCAAATCGAGTTTTTCAGTATTGAAGTGAGTTCCGATAAGATATACACGAAAATCCGCGATTTGTTGGCGCGTAATCATTACGAAGAAGTCACGAATCCATATTTAAAAGTAATCAAATTTAATGATGAGGTGATAACATGGGAAAAGTATTTCAAATACAAGAGACCTACACCTGATACATCTCCGCAATTGTCGGATAGGTCGTCTCTTTCGTCTCTTTCATCTTCGGCACTTTTCACGCCCCAAACAATACAAACTCCGCCGTCGTCGCCGTCATCGCCGAACCAGACGGACGAGGGTGCGAGCGCGAGCACAGGCGCTAGTTTTTTACTAAAACCGCCCTTTGCGGAAGAAGTTGTCGCGATTTGCTTGGAAGAACGACCTGAACGAACGAACTATGTGAGCAAACATTTACTGTCACATGGAATCAAACACTCACTTTTGATGAATAACATTAATACAGAAGACACAAAAGTGGGATGTTTCCGGTCGCATATCAAGGCGATTCAATACGCCAAGAGTAAAAATCTATCGTCGGTCCTCATTGTAGAAGATGACATAGTAATATCTGATAACATTATGGAACTTTCACGGATTGCATTACCGAGTGGTGACGGGACTGGTGCAACCAGCAATAATGCCGAATGGGATATTCTGTATTTAGGCGGTATTCTTACGCGATATGATGGTATTGATGCACCCCAAAAGTGGGTGAAGGGGACGATTTGGTGTAATCATGCGTATTTGGTGAAACAGCATATGTACCAACCGATTCTGGATTTCGTGGAGAGTTACCCCAACTTAATAGAACTAGAGCGTAAGAATATCGATTTTATGTATACAGAGTATATTCAACCAAAATACAACTGCTGGTTGGCGAATGAGCAATATATCATTCAAAAGGAAGGATATAGTGAAATAGATTGCCGCGTGAAATGGGCGAATGGATTTGATTGGTCGACTTTTTCGATGAAGGTGATTTAGATGCGCGTCGGTGTCGCTGCCGGCGTCGGTATCCTAACCGTCTGAAAATCGGTGCGATGAATATCATTTTGTGCATGACTAGGTTCTTTGACGAGTTCAAATCCTGCCTGGTAAAATGGATGTGGGAATCGGTCAAATGCATCAATATATCCGCGGAAATCCATTTCAAGTAACCACATATCAAGCGGTGTTTTCATAAATAAGGCTGTATCCTGTTCGACGGCATCTAATAATCGTTTCGCACCGCGTTGAGTTATAAGATAAGCGCCCGCGGTGCGAAATAATGGCGTAAACCATACATTCCGATTGCCCTGAATAACGGCCGACGAGAGATTTCGGCGTTTATGGATCGTGGATGCTGGCGCTGGATGTTTAATATAATATGTATCGAGAGATTCACCGGTTGTACGTTGGAATGGAAAATAAGTCTTTTCACCATCAATATCATAATTAGGGGTCCATTGACCTCCGACATAAAGTATATCTAATGCATGGCGGTCGAGTTCGCTTATAACATCCCCGATTCGTTTATGCGATGCGTCTGTAAATAACACATCATCTTCAAATACCAGCAAATATTCGGCTCTTGGATTTTGGAAATGATCTTTCCATAGAGAGTAGTGACTCAATGAACAACCGACTTCCCCGAGAACACGCGATGTATCGCGAACCGTATCCAACAACCAATCAAATTCAAAGTAGTATCTCGAGAGATTTTGACCGTCGACCGCGGGAAATCGGCGATACCCCCCGCGCGTGGCGAAAATACCTGTATTCATACGTATAGGCTGCCGCGTCGACGCTGTATGATGAGGCGGCGGCATCTGCATCGGATTGTATAAAAACGGGATATTTTTATGAATATACGCCATACGATCGGGTCGGCGGTCGAGATTAATAACAGCAATATCAAGCTTGTCGAACATTAGGTTGTATATGATATACACATCATAATTCGGTTTATATATATTTTAATATTTCAGTATAATATGTTCTTTGTATTTAGGAAAACATATTAAACCGTATCCCCTGTATTAGAATACCCATCCCTTCGTATTTTACACACCATTTCAGTCTCGCGAATTTAAATGTCAGTAATAATATCATCCGCCGACACTCTGTCACCGCCTGAACACTCCATTTCTGAAAAAACATGCGAATCTGATGCAGTGGTTGCCGTCACACCCGTTGCGTCCGTCGCGTCCGCCGTCGTCGCCACTGCCACGCCCCCGAAACCAAATACTGTAATCGAACCCTTACTGGAAGAAGACCAGAGTCGGTTTGTATTATTCCCGATTAAAGACGCGGAAATATGGAGTATGTATAAGAAACAAGTGGATTGTTTTTGGCGCGCTGAAGAAGTTGATCTCACTAAAGACACCGCACATTGGAACGCGCTTCAAGACGACGAGCGATATTTCATATCAATGATTTTGGCGTTCTTTGCGGCCAGTGACGGGATCGTTATGGAGAATTTAGCGCAACGATTTATGAGCGAGGTCCAACTGGCGGAAGCCCGCGCCTTTTACGGATTTCAAATCGCGATGGAGAATATTCATTCGCAAATGTATAGTATCCTTATTGATACATATATTAAAGACAGCGCAGAAAAACACCGACTATTCAACGCGATTCAAAATTTCCCCTGTATTAAAAGGAAGGCGGACTGGGCTCTGAAATGGATTTGTGATAAGAGGAGTACATTCCAGACACGTCTCGTTGCGTTCGCATGCGTCGAAGGGATATTCTTCTCAGGCGCATTCTGCTCTATATACTGGATGAAGAAACGTGGACTGATGCCAGGACTGACATTTAGCAATGAACTAATCTCTCGCGATGAGGCGCTTCATACCGAGTTTGCGGTGTTATTGTATACGAAGATGGTGAAGAAAATCCAGCGTCATCGTATTTATGAAATCGTGCGTGATGCGGTTGAAATCGAAAAGGAGTTTATCGCGGAAGCACTACCTTGCAGGTTGATAGGGATGAATGCGAAATTGATGTGTCAATATATCGAATTTGTTGCTGACCGCTTAGTGCTTCAGCTTGGTTACGATAAAATCTATAATGCGACGAATCCGTTCGATTTTATGGAGATGATCAGCCTCGCTGGTAAAACCAACTTTTTTGAACGCAGAGTGGGCGAGTATGCACTTGCGGAGAAGAAAGTTGCCGACAGCGTGTTTGAATTCAACGCGGACTTCTAGGCTCGCGTCGCCGCTCGTTCCGTCCCGCAGAGCGGGACGCCACTCGCTTGCTCCGCTCGGGTTTATCGCGTCGCACATCCCTCCGCTGACGCGCCGGGATTTCACTCCGCTCAGTTTATCGCAATTTTGACATGTGACCCGCGGGGTTGGTTTTTGACATGTGACCCACGGGGGTTGGTTTTTGACATGTGACCCACGGGGATTGGGTGGGTGTTGGGTTTGACATGTGATCTCGCGCGGGTCACATGTCAAAATTGCGATAAACTGAGCGGAGCAAGCGAGTGGCGTCCCGCTCTGCGGGACGGAACGAGCGGCGACGCGAGATTACATAAACATCGCACGCATTCCAAACCGTTTTTGTTGGTGAATATTTGGTGCGACAGATGTTACTGGACGCTGTAATGGTATAACCACATTTTGAGTTTGTTTATTCACCTGATATACTTTCGCGGGATAGGTGCCGGTGCCGGTGCTGGGTCCGGCGATATCATGCGACTGCTGCAACTGCTGGGGTAAAAATCCCCCGAAATCGCGAGGACGTCTATTCTGTAAATTAGAACTGAATGGTAAGTTCGGTTTTATTACATTATTTATCGCATTGTGTGATTGTGCAGATACCACCGAACGCGGAATGGTGGGGGCGTGGCCCATATTAAATGTCGGATTTAACGGGTTATAATTTACACCGTTTGATTCGAGATAATACTTTGTTTTCAATTCTTTAATGTTATTTATGGCGTTTTTCGGTGATACGCGTATTTTACTCACTTTATCAAGTGTTTGTTCTTCAAACTTAAGTTGATATGGTGAAATTAATGTGTCAAATGTCGTGACATCTATCATTGACGTCTCGGTATAAATTACGTAGTTCAGGTTTTTTAGGGTAGTTATACCATCCATGTGGTCCTTCATAACGGAAGTAGCCAGTTCATCACGACATATAAGACGTTTAATACCATCGGCAAATTGTAGAATATTCATATTTCCGATAGTAAAGAAATTGTTTCTGTCGATGATAAGTCCTGCATTTTTCGCACGTTCATGCATGAGATTATCCTCACCGCCCCACGCCCAGAAGTTCGGGAATCCGTTTGTTTTTTCGAAATCCGACCCGCGAATCGAAAATATCCCACCTAGAGCGAAATTAAAACCGTAAAAATGTTTTACTACCCCGAAGTCTGTATCATAATTCAGCACATTTTTGTCGTAGGGTAGCGTGTCAATATCATTGAATATGAATGTGATCTCCTTGTAATGATTTGGGTATTTATACTTTATTGCTAAAAACCCGATATTTTTCATTCCACCACGATTAAATGGGCGTTTATCATTTTGATGCACGAAGTAATACGCCCAATCCTTTTCCGGTACATCCTCCATTACTTTTTTGATATATGTGCTGAAAAATACACGATGCGGTTCGCGGTCGCGGTATGGAATAATAAATACGAATTTAGGAACAACCGCGGGTAGTTCGGTAGATGGCGGCGGCGGCGCTACTACGACATCGTTCGCATTATCTGTCATGGAATCGAATGATGTATTCTATATCATCACATAAGAAAATATAGAATATTACGATGTGTTTTGCATGTTGTGTGGATGTAAATCTGATGTACGGATCTATATTTTCGACGGTGTATACATTACCGGTATAACCGTTGAATGTTATATCCACACAGTGGATCTACATTTTCGACGGTGTATGATATTTGCTGATGATCATTGACGGAATGAGTTTATCCCGCATCTCATAGAGTTTCTTATAGCACTTATTGATCGTAACCTCGCTCATGTCGCTCACACGATTCACGTCCTTTTTCGTGATTGATAAATTACACATATCCGCCACGAAATAGATGATTCCAGATGCGATACTATGAGGCGTATTTTCCGGAATCAGGTTTTGTTTTTCAATCATAACCGCAATGAATTGACACAGTTTCGTGAGTTCATCGTTTATATTCAGGCGACTACAATATCTCTCTATAAACGCTTCCGGTTTCGTCTTACAGAAGTTCGTTTTCTCTGAATTATCCAGGTTCGACTCTAGTTCATTGATAATCGACACCGCATTTTTGCACCCTTTCGTCGCACTCGTATTATCCAGATTGAAGATGGTCGCGATCTCTTTGGCTGTGCGCGGGCAATTGTGGATTTTACATGAGATGTAAATCGACGCACCAACGACACCATCACGGTTCAAACTACGGAAAGTCTTGTGCTCGGATATGCGTTTATGGACACGCAACGCTTCGTCGATAATCATCTTTGAAATCCCTTTATTCTGCGCGATGGTGGTGATTTTCTGGAACATATCATATTGCGCCTTCTCGCGATACGGCATCGATTGCCATTCGGTATATCGCCGGATTTTCATCATATCTTGCGAATATGACCCTCCCTCGCACATAACTTTACATCCGTAGGACGATTCTACCAGAAGTGGATTCACCGGCATACCGCAACGTGTCGGGTCGCTTGCTTGATTGTCATCTGCACCATAAAACCGCCATTCAGCAGTCTGGTCGAGAGATTCGTCTTTATATAATATACTACACGCCGGGTTCTTACATGTGAGGAATCCGTCATCAGTCAACACGACGTCACTTAGACATACATCGCAATTCTCGCGAATACCGGATTTACGGTATAAACATTCAACATTTGTTTCTGGTTTTATGAAGAGGGATGATAGTTTCTGCGCGGCCGTGTGCGTTGTTGCCATCGCCATAGACGCAGCCGTTGGTTTCGGCGAATGGTTTACATATTCAGGGACAGTTATCATATCGGCATTCGCGTCTCCTCCATCCATTTTCATCGAGTTGAATATGTCGTCATCATTTATTTCAGTCGCGTCGGCAGCAGTGTCGGCAGTGTCGGTCAGCGACCGTTGTTCTTCTAACAATTCCGGCAAAAACGCGTCTTCAATATTCTTCCAAATGGTCTCACTGCTGTATCGACTCTGGTTTTTCTTGTTTTTCTTGGTATTATTGACAATAGGTGATCTACTGTGGTATTTTTGTTGTATTTGATGTTGGTAATCGTGATTATATACGGTGTGTGTGTATTGTTTGGTAGTCGGTATAAAAACCCCGTGGCATGAACTTAAATTGGACGACGAAGACGACGACATTTTCGATACCTTTACACACAATATCACCTTTAAATACAGTATATAATTATACATTTATATCAATTTTACGTTAATAAGGATCGCAATAACCGCCCCCGTTCGTCCGCCGTCGGTTATAATTTTATACGTAGTATATACGTAGTATATACATACCCTATAGACGCCTACGCATACGCGAATAATAATAAGATTATGGGGAACAATCTATCAATAGAGGGCAAAGGTGAGGGTTCCAGTATGAAGAAACTAAATGATATGGCATTAAAGATCGACTTATACGCACAACGTGTTATATTAAAAGAGGTCAAGTTCAATTCGTCGTTATCAGATAGCGGGAAATGCGAAAAACTTATTATTATAACAAGTGAGATATTGAACCGACTGCCATTTCGCTTGATTTCGTATATGGACCGACGACACCAACTGTTCTCCGAGAAATACGAAATGTATAACGCGATGGACCGTGCATTATTAGTAAATACAAATGAGGAAATTCTCAAGGAAAGTAAATTAGACGAACCCAATGAGTTTAGAAAAAAGCAGATGTGTGTAGGTATCGCACGGTTTTACGTCCAAATCGGAAACCTATTTAACGCGGTTATGTCGACGATGCGACCGTATAATTATGAAACAAACCGTCGGTCAGCCCCGACGAATTTTTACGATTTATTGACATTTAGTTTGTTTGAACGCGACGGTGGAAAAGACGGGGCGAAATATGAGGCGTCCAATCTCTCGACGTTTGTGAAAAAACACCAGGATGTCCAACGAGACTTGCACCGTTTTTTATCGATGGGTAGTGGTGAAATGACGATGACGCCAAATGTATGCGATATAACAAGTTCTATAAGGGAAAAGAAGGCGACACCTTTTAATATGAATTCATCAACATCCCCGTATCGTAATAAAGTGGACCCGTCTATTTTTGCGGCATTAGAAGAATTGTATTTCGATATTTTTCACGAAACGTCGATATCGAATCCAAAGACACCGCAATTTATTGAAATGAGTCGCCAGGTTAAAGATAAGATATATAGCCGCGATGTTCGGGATTTATATCGGGTTGTTACCGGAAAGGAACCAACTGACGAAATAAAGACGTTTGCGGATGTCGGGAAACATGTCGCAGATAATGACCAAATAAAGGAATGGTGTAAGAAAAATAAGAATAAATCCTTCAAGATTAACGACAGTATAAGACAAGATAGCACATTTGTTAAATATGTAAATCACATCAAGAGTATGATTTATAGGATTTCGAAACGCCGTAAATATATTGTTGGATTATTGGATAAGGTATTCGTTATCCAAAAAAAGAGCAGTGAAGAGATGCGCGAGATGGAAGAACGGTGGGAGAAAGGGTTTAAGCGTGTCGACGGATTTGATTCGATCGAACCATATTCCCGCGATTTCTATCGACTAAGTATGTATCACGATTTCTTTATCAACCCGAACTTAACCGACGCGGATTTACAGATTATTATTAATGATGCACGCAGTAAAATCGTTCAATTGTATGCTTACAGTTATGATCAATTTTATATCGGGTTTCAAATCCTACAAGAATTAAGTATGAGTATTCAGTTAGAACAGGCGTCGGAACAACTTAATCTCTCGAAAGAACAACAGGAAACCCAGAACAAGTCACAGAACCCGATCAGCACATCCATCTTTAATGACTCTGATGATTTATATAATAAAATAGCGTCGAAATCCTCGTCGGCCGCGACCGAATATAAAACATTACAATCGAAATTAAACAAGAAATGGAGCGACTCAAGAGGAACATCAAAACTAGAAGGTGAAGTGTTATCCGCGATTCGCAGATTGATTCATCAGGGGAATCGGTTTGTATCAAATGTATCTACTGCGTCAACTAGCGAGATATCAGAAGAAACCATAAATGCCGAGTTATCGCATGAACTGGCGCGTATCGATAATGATGTATTTAAGAGGGGAAATAACCTGGTCGCGCCGATTGTTTGACATGTGACCATCCCCCCGCCCCCGCCCCCGCCCATCAGCATTACTGAAGTCGGTTTTCTAGTTTTTGAAAATATTCCTGGTTATATACTAAATTTCCAGTGGGCCGATATGAATCGGTTGATTTGTATTCCTTTTTATCTTGTGTTTCCGAGAGATTTGGTGCGGATGAATCATGTTTCGCATTATATAATAATGTGTTGGCGTCCTCGGGTGCGTGTGCGTGTGCATGTGCATGTGCTCGCCCATCTGCGCCCGCGCCCGAACCCGCACTCCTTCCTCCGCCCACGCCTTGTGCGTCATTGTATTTTATGACATTACCCTCCGCGTCATATAATATCGGTCGACCATACTCGTCAATCGCCGTTCCGGTCTTTTTCTTGAATTCAGTGCGGACATAATTTGGAACATAATGAAGCCATGAAATAAGAAGCAAGTTCGGATGCGTATAGCGAACCATGAACTTATTTTCTTGTAATTTATCCACGATATACGCTATACATCCAGCGTGGTCATAGTTCGCGACACCCAGGATGATTTCAGGGACGATGAACCAACAGAATTGCTGATGACATTTTTGTCGCGAAGTCAATTTGATTTTTTCATGAATACGCGCTAATATTTTGTTATAAGTGAACAGTTTGTTCTTGTCCTGTTCCTTTTTCTTCTCATACAACTCATCTAAATTGATTTTTTCCACGTTTTCGATATTATCGCCGGAGAATTTGAACAAGTCGTCCATTATATGTCCGTATATGCGTATTTGTATTGACACCAGAAAATAACGGTGCAAGTATAACGCATGCAATAATGAGTAAAAATATATAATAAATATATGTTGAGTAGTAAATTTATAACAACAAGAATAACATGTCCGACACAAAAATAAGGCATTTGGTTATTTCGTCTGGTGGTCCGGCAGGTCTTATGATGTATAGTATTCTTCGCACATTGAATTTGAAAGGCGTATGGGATATTAAAGATATTCGCACAATTTACGGGTCTTCGATAGGTTCATTTGCCGCGATTCTTATCGCATTACAATATGATTGGGAAACAATGGACGATTTTTTAATAAAGCGTCCATGGGAAAAAATATTCACGTCGTCTTCGTCTTCGTCTTCGTCTTCGTCTACCGCATCAGGTGTTGCAGAAGACGGGACCAAACCAGATAGCGGTGGGAGCGGTAGTGGAGGCGGCGTATCCGCAACAATTTCTGAAGCAACCAGTAAAGCAGCGTCATACGCATTTAACGCAAAAAATAAACTAGATTATGTATTTAAATTGTATAATCAACATGGGGTATATGGAATTAAAGAATTCTCGGAAATGTTACGTCCTGCATTACAAGGAAAAGATATGACTGTTTCGATTACATTACAAGAATTTTATCAAAAAACCGGAATAGAACTTCACTTTATCGTAACGGAACTTAATAAATTCGTTACTGTGGATTTTAATCATAAAACACATCCGACACAATCATTAGTAGAAGCGTGTTATATGAGTTGTTGCTATCCATTCGTATTTTCGCCGATCTATCGCGATGGGGGGTGTTATGTGGATGGTGGGATTATAAACGACTATCCGGTAAATGAATGTCTACTAGAACAGAAATGTGATATTTCAGAAATACTTGGTATTAAAATATTATGGGAACGAAAACCGGCCAATCTAACAGAAAAATCATCTGTCCTCCAATTTGTTTCGACGTTTTTTAACCAAATCAAGGGGAATTTATTTGAAAACCGGCCTACGAGAAGCATACTAAATGAAGTAGTATGCGTCTCGAAAATATTTGCATCACAGGATTGGATTAATTTGGCGAAAGACGATAACTATCGTCGCGATTTGATATTGCGCGGTGAAACATTTGCGAACGTATTTCTCTCGTATCGCCGGAATTTTCGGGAAACCAAATATACTGTTGTACCTACACCGACGCCGACGCAGACGCAGGCAGTCGAATCGACCGCACCCCCTATTGACCGGGCGCACTCGCCATCGGCACACATTCAGATCGTAGACGAAATACAAACAGATATTGATAGCGATACCCACACTACAATCGATCTTCTTGATATTCATAATAACGACCAAACGTCGGTCGAGTAATCGTGCGTTGTTGTTATTAAGATTTTAGGACAGTGTTAAGGAACTCGATTATCTTATCCTTCTCGGGCTTTGCGTCATATTCAATGACCTCGCCATTCTTGACGAGCTTGATGGTAGGATAACCTTCCACCTTGAACTTATCAGCCATATCAGGCTCCGCCTCGCAATCCACCGTCTTAAATGTGACTACATAACCATTGATTGGACGACCGTTAAGTTCCTTCTCTACCTCGTCGAAAACGGGTTTTGCGGTCTTACAGTGAGGGCACCAATCCACCTTGAATAAATAGAGTTGCGCACTCTTGTCACCTGGACCGCCAGTGTCTTCACCGTCGGCAGTTACAGATTTGCCCTGAGCCTGTTGAAAGAACTTATTAACGCCCGGGAGCATATTGCTAGAGATGACATAGTAAATAATACCACTGATTGCTGCTAAAACAACAATCGCAATCGCGATATATTTGTAATTTGTGCTCAATGATGCAGTGATCGATGACAATGTAGATGCAGACTCAACCATATTTCTTGTATTCTTATTATATTATATTATAATGGGATGGATAATATTGAGGTTTTAAACGAAAATAGGATGGATAATATTGAGGTTTTAAACGAAAATAGGATGGATAATATTGAGGTTTTAAACGAAAATAGGATGGATAATATTGAGGTTTTAAACGAAAATAGGATGGATAATATTGAGGTTTTAAACGAAAATAGGATGGATAATATTGAGGTTTTAAACGAAAATGGGATGGATAATATTGAGGTTTTAAACGAAAATAGAATGGATAATATTAAGGTTTTAAACGAAAATAGGATATGAATAGAAAGTGCTGATATAATACAATTACAATAATGATTTTTCGCGATAAAAAAACGGGGACTTTACTAAATATCCGTAGAGACGATTATGTAAATGACAGATTATATTACGCTGAAATAATGCGTGTCATAAGCGGCGGCAGCGGCAGCACTGGCGGTGGCGGTGCGTCTGACATTGAGTCTCGCCCATTACGTTATACGCAACGATTCAGTGAATTACAATCGGAGAATAACAATACCTAAAACAGCAATAAGAAGAATGAACCCTATAGTGATAAAGAAGTTGAATTTGAGTTCAGGGAATAAGTCGGTTTCGATAATACCTCTTGTATCGAATACTGGTGCAACTGCTTGAAATAATATTGCGGATGTGGCGACGAGGAGACCAACAATCACGAGTTTCATAAACCCGGACGAAAATGAACCGGATGATACTGAAAATGGACCGATGAAAAAGAGAATAATTAAAAATAAAGAAACACCTAAAAGGATACATGAATACTTGGTTTTCTCGCTATATTGGACGATATAGTTTGTTGGGTCTTCTATGAGTGACGATGAGGCTGACATTGGAATGGAATGGAATGGAATCGAATGGAATGGAATCGAATGGAATGGAATCGAATCGAATGGAATGGAATGTAATTATAATATTTCTATATAATAATTACGTGCGTTTATTTATTGTATCATAATACAAGAACCTAATAAAATGATGAAAAGTCGTAAAAGAAAATTGCGATACCGTATTCGACCCAAAGAGTCGTCGGCGTCATCGTCATCGTCGTCGTCGGCGTCGTCGTCGTCGTCCGTTTCTATTCGCGCCAAGATATTGAGCGGAGGTCGAAGTCGATCCGCAGATTTAGTCCCACAATCTGTTCAGTCGAGTAATAACAACGACACTGGATCACGCAAAACACGCCGTCGGACGAAAAATGCGAGAGCATTCACCAAGAAGGACTTTTATAGCGGAGACGGAATGCTTACAACGGTGTGGGGACCTAGTATGTGGCATTTTCTTCACACGATGAGTTTTAACTATCCAGTCAATCCGACCCATGACCAAAAACGGCACTATATGGAATTTATATTGAACTTAAGGAATGTCCTTCCTTGTAAATATTGCCGAATGAATTTGACGAATAATTTAGCAACCCAACCTATTCGGATGTCTACTATGGAAAGTCGCGATACATTTTCGCGTTTTGTTTATGACCTTCATGAAACAGTGAATCGGTTACTGGGGAAGAAGTCGGGACTTACATATTGTGATGTCCGTGAAAGATATGAGCATTTCCGCTCGCGATGTACACAGGATGCTCCAAAAGTGTTTAATTTTAGGGAGTTTTATAAGAATACGGGTGCGCGGGCGCGGACGAAGAGACAAAAAGAGAAGGGATGTACTGAACCTTTATACGGGAAGAAGGCGAAATGCGTTATTTCGATTGTTCCACAGGATGTTAAAGTCCCGACGTTTAGCGTAGACGATCAGTGTATTAAAAAACGGGGGGAGGTGGTAGAGGATGAGGGTCATTCGTGAAAATATAATATGAATATAATGTATATTTATATAGATAAGTAAATTTAAATGAGCACACCCGGAGGCACACCCAGAGGCGCACCTGGAGGCAGAGGCAGAGGCGGAGGCGGAGGCGGAGGCGTTGCAAGAGATCGAGATTCTCAACTACAACAGGGACAAATGGCTCCTGCGGCTAGAGTGAGTGGTGGTGGCGGCGGTGCCGTATGCGGTACTAGTTTCACGCCAGAATCACTACAAGGTGTTCAATTTCCCGATAATGAAGAGGTGAATGCGAGTTTACAAGCATTTCTCAGTGTTAATAGTAAAGTTGGACAAATATTAGGTGGTGGTGACCAAGGTCTACTTGCTAGTGCACATGATACCCTATTAAAAGGAGCATTCCCTACGCCTATAAAAATACTCGCGCAGAATGTTGTAGGTCAAATGTTTATGTGTTTGCCAGAATCGACACTAAATATTACCAATGAGAATATTGATGCTGTTATTGAATGTATTACTGACGTCTTAATGAAGGACGCTCCACTTACTAAAGTTGTTCCAGTAATTGGTAATTTATTTTTGTCATTATTTTATGGAAATAACCCGGCCCGTATTGTGGCTGCTGTTGGACATGCGACAGCAACCGGTTATATGGCATGGATTGGTGGATTAAATAGGGTTGCATCGTTATCAATTGAATCAGCTAGGATGGTTTTTTTAGGTTTGATGGCGGGGTGGGGTTATATTGGAGCACCAAATGCACCACCTGTTTTTCAAGAACCACGATTTCAAGGACCATTGCCTTTTAATGCTTCTAATGCTGAAGCATATTGGGGGAAATTAAATTTAAATGCGGCTGATCCCGGCGGGCTTGAAATAATTGAAGAAATTCGTGTCATGTTAAGGGATCAGATAACAGATCCGGCAAATCAGTTGTTGTGTTTGGCCGAGTTAACTCGGCGTGTGTTTGATATGTGCGTACCAGTTGGTCCGGGGTTTCGGCCATTCCAACGTTTTCAAAATGCACCATTAGGAGCGCAAGCAACAAATTTTGAAATATTAGTAAGTCAAATTCGTGGAGGAGTAAATACGGTCTTCAATTTTTTGGGTGGTTTATGCGATATGGTTAGAAAGTTGCCATACCAAGGGGTTGGACAGATGGGTCCAGATGAACGATCATTTCGTCATCAACTGAGTAATCAATTTGCTATTTTGGTTGGTGGCGTGTATAGATCTTTTCACGCTCAAGGTCTACTTCGCGGTTTTTCGGAGGATCAAATAAACCAAATTTTTCTAAGGTCATTACTTGATATTATGGTGCCTCCAGATTTTCGAGACGCGGCCGAACATGGTTATACTATTTCTGCAAAAGTTCAGTTAGGTATTTTAGCATCTAAAATTAGGAGTCGGGTAGTTGAATGTTGTGCGATGAAGGGTGTTAGTGAGGATATGTTGGCACAGATTTGTCCTTATTTCAGGTCTGGATTAACTGAAAGTACACTTGCCGAACATGTAAGACATGATTTAATGGAAATTTTTGATAATCTTGCTGCTACTGATCAAGCAAGTCAACTAGAGTGGGGATCGATGGATGCGGTTGCAGGCAGTGATACCCCCCCGGATCAACGAAACGCATCAGTGAATGCGGAACTTGAAAAATTACAAGACCTTGGATTTGCTGAAGTAGTAACACCTGGGGAAGCCGCGAGTTTAAAGTCATTAAGAGATAATACCGGAGTGGTTGGCATGGTGTGCACTTTGCCAGATAAATGTACGCAAGCAGTAAAAGGAATGATTGTTGGTGGAGCAATAACACTTGGATCAACGACACACGCTCAAATTCGATCCCTACTTGAAGAAGCAGCCAGACCGCAACTATTAGCTATGTCGCATAAATACCCCCCGGATCCACTAGTATTTTTGGTACATATAAGTGCTGTGTTGGACGTGTGTCATGAGGCTGTTCAAAAAGGCCAAACCCAAGGCCAAAGTAGAGAGGCTGTACTTGCAGAAATTCAAAGAGAATTACCCCGATTTGGGAAACCTGCTGCAGTAGAACAATTCGTACGTAGTATTATTAGAATGTCGATTGTGTGGAGTTTATCTAGTAATCCTAAATTATTTACACTTGCTATTAAAACTCCGATAAATGGAGAACCATATGTAGTTTTATTAGTGAACTTTGATAGCATACAAGGTTGGGATATTGGTAAGGGAGGGCATATAGAACGGAAAAAAGGAGTGTTGGAGGTACCGCTTGAATTCCTTGGAGATTGTACAAGAGGGATTGTTGAATCACTTGGTAACCGTGCGTCGGGTGTTTTAGGTTGGGCCAAGAGTTTAATAACCGGAAGGGCGTGTGCGGTAGCAGGTGGTGGTGTTCAACAAATGCAAGCATTACAAGCCCCACCACAGAGTAGTGCTCAATCCCCAGTTATGTGTGTTCCTGCCGGGGCTGCTGCCGGGGCTGCTGCCGGCGGAGAAATGACTAAACTCTCACCACTGGATGCGACTGACCCGAAAAATGACGAAAACATTGCTGAACGTACTCGTTTAGTTGAGGACTGTCAGGAAATTCAGGTTCAAAAGGGTATTCAGGTTTGTGCTAGTAAGTTATTAGGAGAAGGTGTGGGTGGATTAAATCAGTATGGTGCTATTCCATCTGCTGATGCTGATGGTGGAATTTCTGCGATTCCATTACCACCCACTTTTAATTCATTCTCTCTACCAACTGATTTAGCAGGTACGGGTGGTGGTGGAACTGCTCCGGTAGTTTCATCACCAGGAGGCGCGTTTAGTCTTTTACCCGTTACTGCCCCCCCATTCTTACAACAATCACCGGTATTAGGTGATCTAGATACAGCGGCGCAACATTTGAAGGATGCAGCAGCGGCAGAGAATGATGCAGCAGACCGTTTGGCTGCCTCAGTAGCAGCAGTAGGGGCTGCAAGTGGTCTTCAAGATGTGATGGCGGAACCTCTGCCTCCTGCGATTATGCCTCCTGCGGTTGTAAATGTTCCTTCTGCGGATGATGTTCAGGCGAATGCTGATCTGGCGGAGTTTGAAACAGAATCGGGGAGGTCAGTTAAAAAACCCAAGGACGGCGGCAAATCCCGCAAAACCACCAAACGCACCCGTCGTAATAAGGGTCGCAAGTCGTCGTCCAAAACATCCAAAAAGACCAGACAACGACGTGATCGTCGTTCTTCTAGACACCGTCGCTCTTCACGAAAAGGTCGCAAGTAAATAAAATTGGATGCTCACGCACGATTTTTCTACAGAAAAATTGGATTTCCGCCATAGCGGACGATTTTTCTACAGAAAAATTGGATTTCCGCCATAGCGGACGATTTTTCTACAGAAAAATTGAAATGTTTTTATTGATCTCATCCATTGGTAGCGCCCCGCCAGAACTACGATGAAATCAACTACTCCCACCACTACGACGGAATATACTCAAGCATTCAATAATAATACAACTCACGTTTGGAATCTTCGTCACTCATCATCCGCCACCGCTCTCGCCGATTTCTACTGTCGCGAAAATATGTCATCAAGCAACACCAGTCAACCATTTATCAACAAATCATTCCCACGTCACCATCTGTTCATCAAGGCGTCACTCGATGCGACGACTACCGCCCGCGCCCGGATCCACGACACAACCCGTGACGTGACAACCGTATTCACCGATTTATCCGCGTGTCAAAAACACCAACTCACCTCATTATCCGCGCTTGCACGTCTTCTTGTTTCGCGGTGGACGGGATTCAGCACCGCCCGATACTACACCGTAGATTCTGCGAAACAACACGCGGAATTGACCACTAAATATATTCATTCGGAACTTGCGTGCGAGATCTTGGTTTCCAATCGGTATTACCGTGACCTGCCGCGTCTTATCACGGATGCGCGGGTTGTCGGCAGTGATAGGTCTAGCTCAATGTCATTCTTTACAGACGAAGATATCACCCCCAAAAGCGTGGCGAAGACGAAAATTGAACTCATGGAAACCTACACTGCACAAATCGACCGTCTGCTTGACGCCGTCAGGCAATACAAGCGTGGTTTTGTCAGTCTCACGTCGATTCGAACCGACCCAGAATTCAGGCGATTGATGCACGCGTATTGGCGTTACTGTAATCAATTGATGAAGATACAGAACAATATCGAAAAAAGTAGAGATAATTACAACAACGACGACATCAAAATAAGACTCTTATTCGTTGTGGCTGATGTGTGCTCTGTGTCTGCAATGGTTCCGCAATTATACAATTACGACATTGTTCACTTGTTTGATAACGCAAATCAAAGCTACGCCAGGTTCGTGAAAACAGCCAGACACACATTGGTGCGTCTATCCAATGATGGACTCACGACAGCATTTCTGTCGTTTGCCGCAATCGAACCTTGGATGGTGACCACGGAAATAGCGCCAAAACATGGAACGAAATACTTGACGACGACGATGTGGAGTTGCGCCAACCATATTCCGTCACGTGACGCTCTGTTTGGTGAGTTGCGTGTCAAACATCGTCAGCACATTATGCGAACTGCCGACGCGGTTTCATATACCGGAATTATGCGGTGTCCTATTTCAACTGGGGATCGAACTCGGAATGTTCGTGTTGGATATTCACCAGTTCATGATACACTAGAACATATTCGTGCGGGTCAGAGTCAGAAAACCGCGCCAGTGATTACATCGGCAGTTAAAGCATATGCTGCGCGTCAGGTTGCTCAGGGATGGGTCCTCTCTTCTCGTAATCGTAAACCAAAATGAAAAATATGGATGAAAATGAAAAAATTGCATGATCTGATCTGATCTGATCTGATCCTCACGATTTTTCGATTAGACGAAAAAATTGGATGATCCTCACGATTTTTCGATTAGACGAAAAAATTGAAATGCTTTTTCTCAGAAACAGCATATAACAGAGTTTCAACCCAGACACACCGATACAATGAACCAGAACCAGAACCAGAACCAGAACCAGAACCAAGAAGACTATTACAACCGCATTTTGGACGAGATGAACGCCTTGGACGCGAGTGCTGCCGAACATCACACCAACGAGAATATCCGCGAGATGTTCCATGCACGACTTGCGATGACCAACAATACTGACGGGTATCTTACAGGAAACCGAGTTCTCGACTGCCGCAGTGTCCAGATGTTCGACCCAGAAGATTGGATTGCGTTATTCGGTCCAAACGAACCGATGCGACCCTACATGCAGAGATGTATGGACTACACCACAGATCAAACCCGCACGGTACCATACGCCGGTGAATTGGAGGTTTCGCTTTTGTTGGAAGAAAACGCGAACCCCGCACAGCCCGGAACACACCGCGCGGTCTTCCTCGTCTTCGTAACTCCTCATCGGCAATTCGAGACCGGGCACATCATCGAAGTTGAGTACGGAGAAGGAAGCAACACACAGCAGGCAATCAATCGCATCTTCAACACAGAAGGCGAGGATGGATTACGCACAGTTGTCCAACAATTTACCGAGTATCAAATCCTCGCGTACCTGGCCGACGAAACCCAGATGTTCAATTTGCTCTACACTTACTTCATTGATGGATTCAACCCGATGCGATTTGTCGACGAACAAAATGTGGATCCTCTTGACGCCTGGCGTAGAAGACACGACTGCGTCAATGTTGTCAATGAGGTTTTGCACAATGGCGTCGACCCGAACGCACCCCCTGCGCCGTGGCAATATGCCGATCATGCGGCGCCCGTCGCGATCCCCGTCGCGATCCCCGTTCCTCCTCCTGTCAATGACTTTGCCGAGATCTACCGAGAGAATTTCTACGCTGCCGAATACAACAACATCGTCATCAACAACGAATACAATATCGTCATCAACAACGACGACATCAACCAATACTACGACGACTACCCAGCGCAGGGATAATCATTGCTCTTTGCTCGTTGCTCGCATCGCTCTGCTCGCTCGCCTGTGTTATAAAACCAATAAAAGAACTAACACTTTTTTATTGGATTCGATTGTTCGATTATTCGATTGTTCGATTGTTCGATTGTTCGCTCGTTTTTACATTCCAAACTGACTAAAATCTGCCATCACCGGTCTCGGTGCATTAATATCCTCTGATCTAGAATAATTGGGAACCTTCTTACATTCGAAAGCAGGTTCGGGGCATCTAGCACATGCAGGACAAGGTGGGCATTGATGACCATCAGCACCACCTGACGCACCACCTGACGCACCAGACTTCCCGGCCTGGTCATTGCCACCCACACTATTCATCCCCGGAATGCCGGCGGGGGTATTCATCGGAAATGTGCTGGGTGATAGGGCCGATACCGGCGACCCGAGGGATGACGCACTGATACCAGCGTTAATAGTCGGGTCATATTTCGGAGTAGGCGGGAGTTTCGTATTGGACGTTAGGTCTTTCGTGGCAATCGGTTTCAATGGGTCGGGAATATCACTTGATCCGCCGTATCCTTCACTAATATAGTTGCCTAAACTGGATGCCAAGATCAATGAAAGTAATAAAATGAGTAAAAGATGGACCTTCGTAAGTTGCATTTTATGGACGACTCGATTCGTTGTATCTGATATTATATACCTATAAAAAGTTTTACAATAAATAATTGAATGAATTTCGTAGTCACTGGTTTTATACAACGACGTTTAACTTATTTATACACAATGGCGGAACAAGTAACCGGTGTTATTCTCTCAAAGAAACCTAGGCAACAACGCGAATTGAGAATTCTCTCGACATCGTATAATACAGGCGGCGGCGCCGATTTTGAGACGGCGACGACACACAAATATGAAATCGGGGTTGATGAAGCAGGTCGCGGACCCTTATTTGGACGTGTTTATACTGGTGCGGTTATACTGCCTTCGGTCACGGCGTCAACATCGTCATCGGCGTCGTCATTCGACTTTTCTCTGCTAAAAGACAGCAAAAAGTTCACTTCCGAGAAGAAAATACGCGAAGTATCCGATTATATAAAAGAACATGCAGTTGCCTGGGCCGTATCTTATGAAGAACCGGCAGTTATCGACATGATAAATATCCGGCGTGCGACACTTCAATGTATGCGGAATGCGATAAACGCGGTGATTAAAAAACATGGCGACAATGTGGCGACGACACCGACGACGACACCGACACCGAGACCGACGACCGATGATTATCTCCTACTCATCGATGGTAATGATTTCATCCCGATGGGGAATTACAATCAGCAAACCACCGAAATTGAGAATTACAGGCATATATGTGTTGAAGGCGGTGATGATACGTATGCGTGTATTGCGGCCGGATCGATTCTCGCCAAAGTCGCACGTGATGACTATATTGAAAAACTGTGCGATGAATATCCGGTTTTGGATGAACTGTATTCATTACGCGGGAATAAGGGGTATGGAGCAAAAAAACATATGGATGGGATACGAGAGCACGGGATTACACAGTGGCACAGGAGGTCGTATGGAATCTGCCGGACGTTCGAGTAACGAACGACCATCCGCGTATTAGCACCCACTCGACGCATTTGAACTCCATTCGCTCCTACCATACCCCATAAATCCACTCGGAATCCCCCCGCTTATTCGCCCGTATTTCTGTTCAAGAATCTGTAATTCATATTTTTTCAAGCGTGCATTCTCGGTCTTCAGTTCGGCAATTTGGGACTCCAGTTCGGCAACCTTGGATTGTAAAGGGTTCTCTTGGGCATTGGATGACATTGTCGTTGTTGTGGTGTGTGTGTTCCATAATATACGCAATATGTATTTCAATTTTATTACTACGACGTAGTCGTGGTTGTCTTCGCCGTAGCCAATTCCCGAACATGATTTCGCAATAGATTATTTTCGATTTTCAGTGTCTTGAGTTCTTCTTCCATTTCAAGCACTTTGGTCTGATACTCGGTGAGATTGACTTGGATATTCGAAAGCATTCCAAGCACGAACTCCGAAGTTAAATTCGAGGCGGCGGTGGCGGTAGCAGCAGCAGCAGTAGGTTTGATGAAACGCGAGGCGGAAGAAGTGTTGGCGGTGGCGGACATTACTCTATGGAATACTAATCATACATCTTATCAAGTCGTATTAAAATAATTCAATTTTATTTTTATATAATATATACATATATATTACATTCATCATCATAATCACCACCACAATGGTCTGTGCATTATCTTGCGCCATCGCATTCATTTTCATCGTCGCGAATGTTTACTGCTGCGGGTTCGCCCATCGGTCCGGGGGGGTCATCCAGGAATTCGTCTCGAAATTATCACCGGAGAATCAACGCCGGTATGTCGCAATCGCGGAAGAACGCCGCGGGATTTATTTTATGGGACTGTTTTTAGGTTTTATCCTGTCGATGATATTGCTGATGTGCTGCCGGAAGTATTTCCTGGGGGGCGGCGGTGGGGGGTCGCGTGGCGGACTCCTTTGTATGGTCGCGGCCGTCACATTTAGCGTGAATTACTTTTATTATATTCTTTCGCCGAAGAGCGATTGGATGGTGCTTCACCTGAAATCCGGCGATGAAACTGCCGCGTGGTTGACGGTATATCGCACGATGCAGTATAATTATCATGCGGGCCTTGTGCTGGGTATCCTAGCGGTGGTCGCGTTTGGGAATTCGTTGTGTGGGTAGATGATGCGCAGCCGCCGCCACCCCCATCACCAGCACACCACCAGCACACCACCAGCACACCACCCATCATAAATCTCACACCAACTCGACGAAAAACTAGACGAAGACCCGAGCGGAGCAGAGCGAGTGGAACGGAACGAGCTCCGCGAGTGACGTGAAACGAACGGCGACGCGAGCCCGGCGACGCGAGATAAAATTGATATTAAAAATCCCATATAAAGCAATCGCAGTGTTTCTTTATATTGACAGTGACAAACCGACAAACCGACAAACCGACGACAAGATGCGTGTTCTTATCTTTGATACTGAGACAACAGGCCTCCCTCCCCGAAATACCCCGACGAATCAAACCGAAAAATGGCCCCATATCGTCCAATTGAGTTGGGTGATTTTCAACGACGAAACCAAACGGATCGAAGAGGAGAAGGACCATATTATATCTCTCGGGACACATATTCCGATTTCTCCCGAATCCACCGCCATCCACGGCATTACGAGCGAGTTGTCACGGGCCAAGGGAATTTCGATAGATGTAGCGTTGTTTGATTTCAAGCACGCATCCAATCGATGCGGAAAAATTGTGGCGCACAATCTCGAATTCGACAAAAATATGATTCTGGTGGAACTTTACCGCGCCCGGATGTTCAACACGATCTTCCCGCCGGCCGAATATTGTACGATGAGACAGGGGACGCCTATTTGTAAGTTGGTGAAGGTATGGGACGACGGGTCGACATCGTTCAAATTCCCTAAACTCGTGGAACTTTATTACGCTCTTTTCGGACCCGACGCACCCGCCCCGGAGGGACTCCACAATGCTAAAGTGGATGTGGAATTGTGCTTGAAGTGCTACGTGCAGATGACGGGGTAGATCAGTCACTATCTACATCATATACTAATCCGGATGCAACTGACGTTGCTGATGCTGCTGAAGGCGCAATATACAAATGGACACGTTTCATTTTTTTTAGAAAGTCGGCGCGAACCAACCATTCAATTTCTGTAGTGTCATTGTATTCTTTTATTTTTTGTTTGATGGAACACAATCCGGAGACGGGGTTAGGTGGCGAAACACTGCTTGATAGTGACAATGACAATGACCACGACGACGACGACGACGACGACGACGACGACGGACCATACGGCCAAACCCCAGCCCGTGTCGTGAGAAGATATAATACCCTCGCTGGATTCAGTGTTTTTAGAATTGTGGTTAATCTATTTCGCTCGGAAACCGATACAAATGCGGATGATTCAGTGGACTTGATAACCCATTCATTATAATCCGGGAATGCGAGTGTGATCGTTTGTTCGAAGATGCACCGCCAATTCGCAAATGTACGACACGCAATAACTTCGTCGGCGCGTGAATGAAGTAGCGGCCATAAGTATAGATTCGCAATATCAATCACTGTGCTTGAAGATGCAGATACAGCACAATATATCTCTCCCACGCGCGGTTTCAGGTATGCGCGTTTTTCTCGTGTCATTTCACAATCTAACCACGGATTATATTGTGAAAGTAGTAGGTATAATAAGGTATTCTTGCGTGGTTCTTCGTGGATGACGCGGAATCTATCGGAAACGCTGGCAGCAGCAGTAGCGTCATCGCTCATAAGCGGAGGCGGGAATCGGAAATTGTTCCGCGCGGTCCATTCGGTGACAATACGATCTTCGTCCTGTGTATTGGATATTTGTTGTTTGAACCCTGACATTACTGCGGATAATGTTTCTTTTAATGACGGCGACGAGGACGACGATGACGGAGAACGAATCATTGATAGATATGTATTATGTGTCAAATACTATAAATATAATTCAATTTATTCGCGCTCATCGTGAGCAGAACTCCGCTTACGCGATTTTGCTCACGATGAGCCAAATTCCAGCGCATAGTAATGCACTGTTTTGTTCTAGGAAGAACAAAATTCCGTTTCGCGTGGCGAAACGATTATGCGGAGCAAAATTCCGTCTCGCGTGGCGAATCGATTTTGTTCACGAGGAGCAAAATTCACATATATCATCCTCTTCCGCTACTCCCGCCCCCACACCCCCCTTATCCGGTTCCACCGTAAATTGTTGCGCCTGGTGTTTCGCCTTCCGCCTCAAATAATAAACCCCAGTTTTCAACCCCTTATTCCACGCGTAAAAAAGCATCGATGTGAGAATATTGTAATTCGGTTCTTCGACCCACAAGTTCATACTTTGACTCTGGCAAATAAACGCCCCACGGTCAGCCGCCATATCTATAATATGCCGCATCGGCATCTCCCAAACAGTCTTATATTTCAGTTTAAGTGCATCAGGCAATCCGTCGATATATTGCACACTCCCCTGGTTCGCGATAATATTCGTCTTCACGCGTTCATTCCACATTCCAAGTGCGATAAGGTCGCTGATAAGATACCGATTCACCATAATAAACTCCCCCGCAAGGGTTCGTCGTGTATAAATATTACTGGTGATCGGTTCAAAACATTCATTATTACCGAGGATTTGGGATGTGCTTGCGGTAGGCATCGGCGCCAAGAGCAGCGAGTTTCGCAGTCCATATTTCTGGACTTTAGATTTCAGGGACGCCCAGTCGTATTTATGTGTGCGGTATTTAGGTGCGGGGTATGTGTCCGCGGTGGGATCAACACCCCACATATCAAACTGAAGAATACCTTGTGATGCGGGCGAACCTGGGAATGTCTCGTAGGGTCCATCCCGTGCAGCCAGTGTCATCGATGCGTTTACGGCCGCATAATAAATCGTTTCGAAAATCTCTCGGTTAAGGACCCGGGCTTCTTCGCTATGGAATGGAATATTCATCATCATAAATACATCCGCTAGCCCTTGAACTCCGATTCCGATAGGTCGGTGGCGCAGATTGCTTGTCCGCGTTTTCGTGGTTGGATAATAATTAATATCAATGATTTGATTCAGATTATCGACGATGAGGGCGGTGACGCGTTCAAGTTCGGCAAAGTCGAGGGATTTGCGACCCCCAACGGCGCCCTCCGAGGCAGCTCTGCTCGATTCAGGGACTGATTCTGATACGACGGAGGGGACGGAGTGGTCGGAGGACCCGACGGAGATAGCGCCGGAGCCGGAGGCGACGGCGAACCGGTTCAACGCAATACTTGCCAGATTACAAACGGCCGTCTCATTCTCATCCGAATATTCCATAATCTCAGTACACAAATTACTGCTCTTAATCGTCCCTACATTCTTCTGGTTACTCTTTTTGTTGACCGCATCTTTAAACAAAATATACGGTGTTCCAGTTTCCATTTGACTATCCAGGATTTTCAACCAGAGTTCGCGCGCCTTTACTTGTTTACGCACCCGACCTTCGTTCTCGTATTTCTCATATAATGCGCGAAATTCGTCACCATATACATCCGCGAGTCCGGGGCACTCATCCGGGCAGAAATACGACCACATATCCGTGCAGCCCGCCGCACCCGCGCCGCTGCCACCCCGGACTCGTTCCATAAAAAGATCCGGCACCCATAATGCATAAAAAAGGTCGCGACCTTTCATTTCTTCATCGCCATGATTCTTCTTCATTTCCAGGAAATCCTCAATATCGGGATGCCACGGTTCCAAATAAATCGCGAAACTCCCATTACGTCGTCCTCCTTGGTCGATATACCGCGCCGTATTGTTAAAGACACGCAACATCGGGACGATACCATTGGACGCACCGTTGGTTCCACGGATATGCGACCCCGATGCGCGGATATTATGAATATGAAGCCCGATTCCGCCTGCATGTTTGGAGATTTTAGCACAATCTTTCAGTGTATCAAAAATCCCGTCAATGCTGTCATTTTCCATCGCGACCAAGTAGCATGAACTCAATTGAGGGCGCGGTGTACCTGCATTGAATAGTGTAGGTGTGGCGTGTGTCATATATTTCTGCGACATTGCATTATACGTATTCTGGATATAGACGAGGGTTTCATATACACTTCGTGTATCTTTGCGCTGACTGTGAATCCCGATTGCCACACGCATCCACATATGCTGTGGACGTTCGACGACCGCCCCGTGGCAGCGCATCAGATAGGACCGTTCGAGTGTCTTATATCCGAAATAATCGATGAGATAATCTCTCGAATGGTCGATCATCTGTTCGAGTGATTCATGAAGTAGATATGGACCTGGACCCGACACAGAACCATTTCTGGGTGTATCTACAATTTCGTGTAGAAAATCCCATACCTGTTTACTAATAATCGGAACATGTTTATTATTCGCATCGCGGTATTCATATAATACACGCATCGCATCATAGAATCCACCGGGTATATTCTTGTGCGCATTCGAAATAATAATATAAGACGCCAATGTGCCGTAATCGGGGTGCTGAACGGCCATCATCGCACATTGCTGCGCCGTCAATTCGTCGATTTTAGTGGTTGGAATTCCATCATATAATTGGTCGATGATTTTGATGACGAGTGTCGTATAATTAACACCGATTATTTTGGATTGTGCACCGAGCATTTTTAGGCGGGTGAGTATCTTATCAAACGCGACAATCTCTCGTTCGCCGTTTCGTTTAAGGACGTGCATATCCGTATCCGTGGATGATGACGTGTTCGCGGTCGCACTCGTAGACATATTCTAATATCTAGTGTATAATATATAGAAAACAAAGGGTTTAATATCTATTGACGAAATGAAATATTGTAACGAATATCTGGCGTTGTTCCTGCTCGTTGTTGCGGTGGTTATTGCCGGACCGTTGGTTAGTGCGTTTCAGGACTTTAGTGCTCTGACTAGTTCTGGTTCTAAAGACGGGTTTCGCGCCGACCGCGTTCCGTCCGGCGAATTCCCGCACGAAGTAGATGAACCGTTGTTATACCCGACGTATCCTAAAATAACGACAGGATATGGCGTCGTTCTTCGAGAGAGTGACTCCACAAACAATTCTAAATTATACCCGGTTGCTGCCAATCTTTCCAATTATGACCAGGCGACAAACAACGTGCGTGAATGGGTGACGCCGGATAATGGGTCGTGTTCACCTGCGGGGATGTGTGGGGCGTTATATGCGCCGAAAACACCGGCGGAGTACGTGGTCCCGTCGCCGATTCCGTTGAATGATCCCGCGCGCCGGGTTGGGTTTTATGGGGCGGACCGTCGGTAATGACGGACGGCGGTGAATAAATTTATTATTTTATTATGATATTGTATATAACATAATAAAAATAACAGTAAATAAGTGCAGACTATGTCCGGAATAAAATATACCAAAAAGGAAGTAATATCTTGGTTTTCTCCATTACAGGATACATATAATTTGGATGAAAACAATAAAAAATTTAATAATCATGTTGGTTCTTTCGTAAGAAATGGAGAGTCTCTTGTGAATAGTTGGACTAAATTATACGCAGAATGTATGCTTGATATTGGTATTGATATTGGTAAAGATTCAAACACATATAAAGAAACATTTAAGAGTAAATTCAAAGAGATATCTGGTGTACCAGATGATACGAAATGGAATCTTATGACTAAGAAAGAATTTATACAATTATTCGCACAAACCATTGTAGCAATTGATAGAGATACGCAACAACGAAATAAGGATATTGATGCTGCACAAAAAGAACAAGATGCCGAAGAACTAGCTGCGTATAATAGAAATGATATGTTTGAGGGTGGATCAAGAAAAACTGCACGTAAGCGTATTCGTCGTCGTCGTAGCAGTCACCGCCGTCGTGCATCAACCCGCAAACATAAAAAATAGTAGACACATTTACCTATATTATGCGATCTTGCTTTCATCCAAATCAAGATCATCTATTTTGAAACATTTGATTAGAGTATCGGATGGACGTTTGACGCCGTCCGATGGACGTGTATTCGACGACGACGACGATTTAACATTTCGGTTATTATTGAACAACACCGACATCATTGTAGCCATCTTCGTTGCCGTCACTTCTGTCGTCGTGGTATCTATATCCGTAGCGTCCGCGCCGTCCGCACCGTCCACGCCGTCCACAATCGCTGTATCCAATTTCACGATTTTGACGAATTCTTGTGTAGTAGTATATTCATCATTTGAATACGGGTGCGTCCCTCCCGGCGCGGGTCTGCGTTTCGCCGGCGCCCGATGTTCGAACCCCGTCTGGCGTTCTTCTTCAATCATCGTCCATACCTGCTCAAGCACCAGCGCCGCCTCCGAAAACCATAACCTATTCCTACGCACCAGAACGCAACTATATTCATCAAGGTACCAGTAAATCGTCCGCACCCAGATATTTCGATCACGCTGGTGTTTCGCAAATACCGCGGCTTCCCATATATCATATTCTTCCACCGTCACCCCAATCGGCGCGTATTCATATAACTGTATCGGTTGCGATACATACCCCTGATACGTCAGTGCGGGTGAGGTTTGAAACCAAAGGATGATTCCCTTTTCATTCCCCTTGACGGTATATCCCGTCGATGACGAGGATACTTGATCGGCAATATAATCAGTTTCATTGTCGTATTCCTTGAAACGTGTCTCTACGAAATCACATTCATCTAGATCGCAAACCTCCATTTGAATCTGTGTTTGAATCCAGTATTCTTCTTTAGGCTTGCCCGTGATTTCACGATTCACAATATTCTTGATTTCAACCATCCGACCATAGATGGGCGATGTGGGGTCAATATTGATCCCGTCGGGTGACGCTCCAATGAAGGGGTATGTATCATGTTGAATACACCCGAATTCGCCTAGTTTTGTCTGGTTCCTGCGTTCATATACCATTACCGTGAGTGGTTCATATCGCTGTCCCCAGTGAAGAGGTGAATTCACAGAACCTTGAAGCGGACCAGATGGTCCCCCGGATGCCGCGCCGCCACTGGATGCCGCGTAGTTTTTACACTTTTCATACACGAGCTGGTTCACGGATGCTTGTGAACCGAACGCTTTAGAGGCTGCACTTGCAGTGATGAGATTATTACGCCGGGCGTACCATTCGGGTGTTCGTTGGTCAGGTTGCGGTTTTTCACGCAAGGTCTGTATTTTCTGTGTCATCTTGCGAATCGTGTCGGTGTCGTCACTGACCGACGACGACGACTGAGCCCGTCGCGGCGCTATTTCTTCATAAAATCTCTCGAAGAGTTCATCATATAACTCGCAGATATATGCATCAAGAACATCATTTAATGCGTCGGCTTCAGCAGCAGTGGCGGTTGAGTAATTGGATCGATGCGTCGCTCCGGTCATTTCCGAGAAATATTCGCATAAGTAGCTGTCGATCCATGTGCCGACAACCTCTTCTTCGTTGAAATCCTCACGCTTGAATTCCAATATATTCTCTCGCGCAATTTCGGCCAATTCATCAAGCGCGTCGTTGATAATTGTCTCTCTATCTTCATCGGTCGGAAGTATGGAATACGGGGTGGATGCTTCGGGGTCGTCTGTGTCTGTGTCTGTGTCGTCGGCGGGGTCGTCGTCCCGGTCACTGTCTTTAGTGCAATCACTATATTGTTCACTATGTTTGCAATCATTGATTTCAACATCTAAATCATAAATCATTTCATATATATATAAATAATAGAAATGCGTTTATATTCGTAATAATAGCAGTAACACCAATCAATTTTATCTATACAATTAACGACCACGACAACGATGACGCATCAGTATTATTATATCACTTTATACTAAGTATTTAAATTATTATATAATAAAGAGTCGTAATGGTTGGCGCTGGTTTATTGCCGGCAGCAGTCCATAAGGGAACGATTTATTTATTATTTGGTCGTGAGAATGAACTCAATGATACACCTGGTTGGGCCGATTTCGGCGGTGGTTCAAAACCGAACGAGACGCCATTGGATGTGGCGACACGAGAAGGCAGTGAGGAACTCAACGGACTCTTGGGTTCACAATCACATCTCAAAAAGATTGCTGTTAAGCATAAAATAGCGGAACTTTTGTTTAAAACATATACAACGATTGTCTTTAAAACAGACTATGACGAGAGATTGGAGGATTATTATTTGAATAATTACCGGTTTTTTGAAAAATATCTGCCTGGTGCTAAAAAAAACCCTCATAACGGTCTGCTTGAAAAGGCGGAAATAAAATGGTTTACATTCGCTGAATTGCGTAAGAACAGGTCGAAATTTAGGGCGTTTTACAGAAATATGGTGGATGTTATTTTGGAACATGAAGACGAGATTAAGAGCAAACTCATAAAACCGATTTGTGGTCCTAAATGTAGTTTGAAGGTGACCCGAGGTGTGAAACCTGTGCTGACTCGGACTCGGGGGACGAAGAAACGGTCGAAGAAGACTCGACGGACTAAACGTACGAAGAAACGCAACTAATACATTGCATCGCATTGATTTTTATGATATCTGCAAAATAACATAAAACTAAAAAAATTGAAATACGTATACCCTATGAATAAACTTGTAGCAACATCGATATCAAATATGACTTCAACTATTTTCGAAATTATGACTATTCACTCGACAAAAACAGAAATTGAGGTACCCGCCCCTGCCCCTGCTTCCGTCGCCGCCCCCCCTGCAAAAAAAAGAAAGAACGTGGATTTTAATATCTGCGAATTGGTCGACGCAATTCTTATTGCGTTTCAATGTAAGTTATTAGCGCCCACGGCGCCCGCGCCCACGAACGCCAACACGATTAGCGCATTGTGTCAAGAATGGTTAGACACTATTAGCGTGCCGTCTTGTATTCGGTTGAATGATTTCACCGACTTGTCGAAATACATGACCGACTTCACATCAAAAACTGCGTGTATTTCGAAACGCATTGTAGAGTTCGAAAAGGTTGTGGTTACAAACCCCGAATTTAAATTCACAGACATCTTGTGTATTTACATTTCCGGCAAGAAGAACGCCCACCCAAAAATCCAAACATTGAACGCCGGTCTTGATATAAAACAACAAAAGGGCGATATTTACATCGAATACACCACCGGTGAAATCGCGGGTTGGTCGTGTAAGCAAAGTTCGAACGCGACAAAATCAAATTACAGCGTCCAGAAAATCCTAGGTGCCGAGATTTCGAGGCAATTGAAAAAGACCAAAAGCGAGTTTCTCTCTGCGAACGGATTCCCCACATTTTCCAAAGAACAACGCGATTCGGTGAATCAATTGTTCTATCCGAAGAATAAGGAAAACCCGTATTGGGAAAAAATGCGTGATGAAATTGCCAAGAATAAGTCGACTGTCATAACCGAATTAGTGAAAGGTCTCACGGGATATACGATTCCATACCCTTTATACGAATTTGATGGGACGTCATTCCAGAGTCTCAATGCGGTAACTGTCAGTGTGAATGATGAGGGCGCGCCGCCGCCGCCGACGACGACACTTGAAGAACACGCCGATTATTACAAGATGAAAAACGGAGAAGAACGCTCAGCCGCGAAAATGTTCTATCAATTATGCGTCATGGGAAAAAAATATCGTGTTGAAATCCGATGGAAGGGGAATGTTCATGGAGCGTCGCCTCAGTTTCAGATTCATGACGATCATACCGCGATCCACGACCACGACGATGAGTAATCAGGATAAGTAAACCACCTTTTTCTTACGCAGTATTACGAACAGGGAGTTGAAACTCATAATGTTTCAGGGTTGAACTAATGACAGTATATACATTATCCACATTGACACTATTCCCCAATTGTTTATAACTTTTCTTATCATCCTCCGCCAACTTGAATGACTCAGGGAACGATTGTAGTCGTGCACACTCACGCGGGGTTATGTATCGTTTCTCCTTTCCGTAGATCGGGATCTGTGAAATCGCGACAAGTGTCGGGAAATATTGACCTTTTTTCACTCGAATTCCCGATTGCCGAATTTGAATGAAATGATTGAAAATACTGTCGCTTGTTTGAATCGGACCTGTTTGCCATTCCAACTTTCCATAGATTTCGCGTTTTTTCAGTAATTCTTTATGTATTTCATACCACGCCACGAAAATGTCGCGGTATTTCTCGATGATGGGGCGATTTTTGGTGATATAGTCACTCTTCCAGTCAGGAAACGCGTCTAATTCCGATTGTGAATACGGCGTAAACGCATCGTGAATCATGATTGTCGGCGACATCTTTTGCCCGATTTCCATCTGTTTGACGATTTCATCCCACGCTTCCAATACGTTGAGAATATCGTCCTTGATGAAATATTTGGGCGGGATACTGGCCTTCTTATCCAAGAATTTCTGAAATGTCGCGCCGACGCATTTTGTCATAGGAGGCAATTCAATCTCGGACGATTCGATTGCGATGTCATTGCGGACGCATACGAAATATACACGCTCGCGTTGTTGTGGAATACCGTAATTATGCGGCGAGATTTGAAATATTTGTAGTTTGTAGCCTGTTTCGGCAATTCTGTGCTTGATATATGCGATCACCTCGCCATTGCTGACTTTCAGAATATGTTTGACATTCTCGAGAAACATGAAACGCGGTTTTCTTACTTTCGCAATCCGGATAATCTCGTCGAATAATAGACCGCGTTCATCATCAAAACACTTCTTCTTACCTCCATTACTGAACGCCTGACAAGGAAATCCGCCGCACAAAATATCGAAATCCGGCAATGTCGTGGGGTCGATTGTTTTTACATTATCAACGGGTTCGATCCCGTAATTATCCTGATATACTTTACGACAATCCTTGTCGATATCGCATGCGAGGAGGCATTTGGCACCCATTTGATGAAGCGCCTGATGAAACCCGCCAATACCGCAGAAAAGGTCGATAAATGTGAGATCGGCACTACTTTTTGGTTGAACTACAGGATCGAGGGCGGGTAGGACCGCCGCCGGCACTGGCGCCGTCGCCTTTTTACTGACAATTTTGAATACTTTTTTCGCGGGTACTGTGGCCATTATTCAGGATATAGATTGCGTATAATGCTATAATTTATCACCTCGTTATTTCTAAATCAATTTTACGTTGAATTACTTATGTTTTTTATGATATCTCCGAAAATAACATAAAACTAAAAAAATTGAAATACTTATAACAAAATGAATATAATGGTAACTCAGAAGAATACATCGAAAATGGTTTGCAGTAATTGTAAGATGATCGGACACAACAAGAAGACCTGCACTATGGACAAGGTAAGTTCGTGCCACGACGCCGAAACAGTGGCGTCAGTGCCAAAAACGAAAAAAACGAAAAAAACGAAAATCGAAATCGACATGGAAAAGTTGAACCAACCCGACGCATATACGTCTGATATCCTGCGTCGTCGCTTTCGCCGCTTCAAAGAAGACCACGACGAACTTTGTGAAATCAAAGCATCTACTGGATTACCCATCCGTCATCAAAACCCCCCCGAAGACATCACTGAAAACATCGCAAAATTCGTTATTCAGAATCACGACAACGACCCCTCATGCAAATGGGCCAAATCGGTGGGTTTAAATGGCGACCTTTGCTCCGAGAAATACCCGATTGAATTCCCACCCGAGGTCAAAGCATTTACATCGGACGGTCCTTTGTCTTTCGGACCTGACAAAAAATTCGGCGCCATCTACTTCGTGAACATGATGGATTTGTTTAAGAACGACAATCTGATTGTGTGGAAGGCCAATCTGACGAGCGAATCACCCGAATGGAAACAAACAAAAATGAATAAGGCGCAAACATTCGACGACCAGTGTGTGCAAGGCCGTCGTCCTCATATTTCGTGGTTTTCGCTTTATCCGCAAATCGGCGAGCATTGCGTCAAGGTCTACGAGGGGACATTTGAAGGGATATTCACGGCGTCGGCGTCACCGCTGACGATGATCACAGAGGATGCCGAGCAATTCCAATCAACCGCTTCGCAATAAGTTGAACAACCGGAAGTGAAACAGCATTCCCAGCCATTTTATATAGGTTTGTATCTGAAATTGTACTCGGTAATATATATGACGCTGGAAAACCTTGAAAATTGAAACACTCTCGCGGGGTGAGTTTTCGAATACCGCCGTCGGCATTATCGACAATGAGCGGAACATTATGACCTCCGCCCCCCATATTCGCGGTGAGTGTCGGACATTCGTTACTCTTATTCTCGCGAACATAAACACGTCGGTATTGATATACAGTGTTTTTTTTTGTGACGCTTTCTGATACGAGACCCCATGTTGCGGATTTTTCTGTATAATAGTATTTGCTGGCTACTGGGTTTGTTTCCAGCATCGCGGATATGCTCGCCTTTGGTATTGCTGGGAAATCTAGTGTAAACTTTTTAAAGACGTCCGCACCCGCACCCTCCCCCTCGCCCTCGCCCTCGCCCTCGCCCGCCTCTGTATCTTTACGGATACACACGATATATATTCTCTCGCGATGTTGCGGAATACCCGTTATATCTGATGTATTTAATACCTTGAATTGAATATTGTACCCCTTTTTTTCGAGATTTGTTTTGATTGTTTCAAATGTAGTCTTTTCATCGTGTGATACTAGATTTTTCACATTTTCTAATATGACAAATCGCGGTTTATGATAATCGATGATTTTAAGGATTTTCCAAAACACGTTTGAACGTTCATCTTGGAACCCTTCTTGTCGTCCCGCGATGCTGAAAGGCTGGCACGGAAACCCACCGGTTAGTATATCGTGTGGCGGTATATCTTCAACCTTTATCTCATTCAGATTTCCCAGTGTTAATTTATGCTTAAAATTAGTGTCATATAGTGCTTTGGACCATTCCACCATATCGTTTGCGAATACGCATTCTACCTCACCGGTTGATTCGAATGCGTGTGTAAATGCACCTGTTCCTGCGAATAAATCAATCATGCGCAATTTCGCGGGGGCGGGCGCAATGACGGACTCGGACTCGGGTGCTTGAACTTTCGACTTTACGATTTTAATAATGCGTTTGCTCATGATGGACAACGATGTAATTAATGTATATTATAACTTATTTTATAATGTATATTCAATTTTACGTTTAATTACTTTATTTACAATGAAATCGACCCTATGAATCCGCGGATGTCACAGCATCTTCCATAGCGGTTCCTATTCTGCGCTTCTTTGACATATTTGTTGTCGGCGCCAGTGACTTCAGAGTCGATTGGCGCTTTTCGCACCTTTTCAATGTGAATTTTTTGAGTCCGGCGTGAAAAATCAAGCACGGTATACTTGTAACAGTCCCAGTGATTTTATCATAGACTACATCTTTGGCGCGCAACAGTTTCTTCTGTTCCAAATTCGCAAGAAGAAACCGATACAACGTGGTGATTTCTGCGTCATTACATTCTTGTTCTTTGCCGTATCTTGTCGCGAATTCCTTCAGTTTAACGACCTTCGCGGACTTATCGAGTTTATTCCAGGGGTCGCTTTTATTTGAATTCTTCTCGTTTTCAAGGATATTATCGATATTGGGGTGAGTTACGACATCAGGTTTCAACATACCGTAATTTCCGGTAAGGAGCATATTCTTGTAGTTGATGTTTTTGAGGGCTTGGTCTTCGGCGGGGGCGGTGGCGATGGCGATGGTGGTAGTGGCTGGGGTGTGAGGAGTGGCTGCGGGAGTGGTGCTGGCGGGAGTGACAGCGGTGGGAGTGGTAACGGTGAGAGTGGCGGTGGTGCTGGTGGGAGTGGCGGTGGGAGTGACAGCGGTGGGAGTGACAGCGGTGGGAGTTGCAGATTTTCTAGGCATAATGATGTAAGATAGTGGGTGTTGAACAGGTGGTATACATAATATATGAAGATGACTTAAAGTCGTTTTTTGTATATTATGGATTTACATGGCCACAAATGACCTTATCATCTTTGTATCGACAACAGGAGACATCACAGCCTTCGGGCGATTGTTGGCATTCACGCTCGTCGAGTTTCCATTAAACCAGTTGTCGAGCAACTTGGAAGCAGGTTGGACAGGTCGTCCTGTGGTAAGCAGGTTGATGGCGTCATTGCCAGTGTAGGCGCCAGCCTTAACCGACGAGGACGCACCGAAGACGGTCTTTCCGGAGAAGGACAAACCAACGGCGGCGCAGGGTGCCGAAGCAGAAGAGGGATTCAAAGACATTTTATGATAAATCAACAGATTTTATTTTTATATCGATTTTATGATAAAATAATCATAAAATACTTGCAACAACGGCAACTTTTCCCGCAATATCGGAAACTTTACCCGCAATTTGTCCGATTTTACGGATAGGTTGGATGATTTTACTAAAAGAGAATCTCTTCTCTTCGGGAGCGGACGCGGACGCGAAACTCAGCGAGGTCATTAAATCGAGGGTGATGGTGGTGTGTCAAAGCAGGTTATGATATAAAACAATATTTTAGTTTTATACCGTATCGGGTATAAGCGCGAAGCGCGAGCAAACTTTAACGGCGACCGCCAAGAGGCAGACCCATAGACGCGGCCTCGGTGCGGGTAAGAGCACCAGCGTTGTTCGCGGCAACTTGTGCGGCGTGAGTAGGGTTAGCCAAGTAACCGTTGGCGTTCATCGTATAGCCGTTAGACTGATACGTAGCCTTGGCGTGGGGACGAGCACCACCAACCGAGAAGTTCAGGTTCCCGGACACGGATCCGGAGACGCGAACTTTGGCAGCGCGAGCCGCAGTAGCAACGAGGGAGATATGGTTCAAAGACATTTTATGATATAACCGGATAAAATACTTTTACACCCTCGCACATTTACACGGCACAAAATACAACTACAATTATTCTATTTATTACATATTTTTATTCTAAATAAATAGAAATTTATTAATTGGTATTGTTTAGGAAAAACTCTTTTGGGTATTTTTAGTTAATTTAATATAGAAATAACATATTTATATACTATATAACTAAAATGGGTAAATATAGTTGCGAAAAATGTGCTAAAACCTTTTCTCAAAAATCACACTACGACAAACACATTAGTCGTAAAAATCCTTGTGAAATTCAAACAGACAAAATTAAGGCGTTAATAGATAAAGCAGTAGATGAAAAATTGATTGAATTAAATATAAAATTGAAACTAAATAACACTGAAAGTAATATTACAATCAACATAACCGAACAAATGAATATTTCAAAGAAAACTCGCAAAGAACTTATTTCGCTTTGTAATGATAAGAATATCAAAGGATATAGCGGAAAGAAAAAAGATGAGATTATTCAACTTATTGTAAATAACCCACCAGCAGAGATTACTCCACAAAACGCAATTGTTAATACAAGTATTATAGATATTATTCCACCCACAGATATTACAAATATAAAATATATTGATTTATTCTGTGGTATTGGTGGATTTCATCAAGCACTAAAAACTATTATTCCTACATCGTCATGTGTATTAGCATCTGATATTGATGAAAATGCAAGAAATACATATGAAACAAACCATAAACTAAAGCCACTTGGCGATATTAAAAAGATTGATATTAATTCAATTCCTACATTTAACCTAATTTGTGGAGGTTTTCCTTGTCAGGCGTTCAGTACTGCACAATGGAAAGATAAGAAAGCGTTTGACGACCCACGTGGGACATTATTCTTTGATATTCTAAAAATTATTGATATTCATAGACCTAAATGTATTCTATTAGAAAATGTATCAAATTTGACAAAGATAAATAAAGGTGCTGTTTTACAAACATTATTGAATTCTTTGAAAACACGCGGGTATAAAGTTTCATATCAATTACTAAGTCCTCATCAATTTGGAATTCCTCAAAACAGAGAAAGAGTATATATTATTGCAACAGCATCTGAAAATGAATTTGATTTTAAAACTTTATCTCAACGGACATCTACTTGTAAGTTATCTGACATTCTAGATACAAATGTATCAGAAGACTATTATATTGATACATCTAAATATATAATGCTGACCCCCACGCAAATTAAAAAACAATCTAAAAGTGGATTGAAGTTCTGTGGTTACCTAAAAGGGAATCTAAGAAAGGTTGGAGCAAAAGAAAACACAGAGCATTTATCAAGAGTTCATAAACAATTGATGCGGATTTATAGTAGTGACGGAACACACCCTACGTTGGCTGCATCTGAGACTTCTGGTAGATATCATATTTATGAAGAATCATCCAAAAGAGTAAGACGACTAACTTTAAACGAATGTTATAAATTAATGGATTATCCTTCAACATTTATAAAAAATACAAATAAGAGTGCTGCATTTAAGCAAATCGGAAATAGCGTTTGTGTGCGTGTTATTGAAGAGATTGTTAAAGAGATGGTGAAACAAGAAGTGATGTAAGAATTTCGTTGATGGAATCTTTGATAGAAACACTCATATTTCTATAAGATACTATCTGTCTTCTTAACTCTTTAATGAATATCAAACATATTGTACTTTCATGAAATAGTGTCTGCTGTAGATGTGACATAACAAATCCATTTAGCGTGTCAATACATATATTACTTTTAACAATATTTCTTTCTATATTTGCAGTTGTAATTATATATTTCAAAGGGATAACTTCATTCTTTGTTTTTTCATCAAATATCGCTACAATTGTGTCGTCTATTTTAATTTTATGTTTGACTTCAATAGCAATTTTGCATATAAAACTCATATCTAATCCTTCAATATCTCCATATGATTTACAATGATTATCTGGTGCGGTATGTTCTTTTAATGGCTTTATTGAAATTCCTACCCACAAATATGGTTGAATTACCGATAGTAATGTGTGTGCAATAATTACAGGAATAACAGATGCTCCACTACCAAGTTTATTTATTTCATCAAGTAATTTTGAAATATCAAGTATATTCATATCTTTTGAAGATATAACAATAGAATTCTTCAATATTGTTGTTGTTTCCTTTCTGTTTTTTAGAAATGACAACAAATATACAAGTATATCATTTATAAGATATGTATCTATTTTTGTATTTATTAATTCTACAATATTTAGAAATGATATTTTACTCTTTGGTGGAGAAATCATCCCTGAATATTCTTTATTGAATGGTTCTGGTTTTTCAAATGAACGTGTAAGAGCAAATGGGGTGGGTGTATCATATAATCCATTTTTATATAGGTAAGCAGATACATATTTTCCATCTATTGTTCTTAAACTACGCCCTCCTTCCATTTGGGTTTGATGAAGACGAGTATCATAATCAGAATGAGCTATCTTTGCAATTACCGAAACAATAGTTGCCTTAAATGGCGCCCAAGATATTGAAGTATTCTTTGATATTATATCAAGATGGTCTTTGATACATATATCTCCACATTTTTCCATTAAACGAGTAGTATTAACTATATTAGAATCTAATCCCTTTTGAAGTATTGATGAATAATCATAAGTAATCTTTACTTGTGGAATTACATTTATATAAGTTTCAGCGTCAAGTTTTGGTGCTGAAACTGGCGTAGTCGTCTTCTTACATGAACGATTGTCGTGTCCTTCTTGCTTACAGATAGAGCTTTTCATTTCGATGCTTTGGTATTCGTTTTTGGTGGGTTAAATTCCGTTTATTATTGATTATAGTTTAAGTATTGATTATAGTTTAAGTATTGTAATATATTTATTATTGAATAAAAACAACTCAATTTTTTTTCAATTGGGAATAGAATAAATAAAATTGAATTCTAATTTATGTATCTAAACGAGCGTCGCAGACTACACAGATACACTCATTCCATTGCATAATGAACCTTTTCATTCTCTCGCTTGATCCTGCTAAAATCGCGGAATATATGATGGACAAACATATTGCGAAAATCATCCTGGAGGCAGTCCAGATGTTATGCACGACCCATCGATTGTGCGCCGGCGCCGACCGCGATATCGACCAATGCGTCTATAAAATCGCGCATAAAAACCACCCCGTCACGATCTGGTGCCGCGCATCTCAAGCCAACTTCATCTGGACATTAGACCTCATCGACGCCATGCACGCTGAATGGAAATACAGATACGGACATCCTCCGCACAAGCAACACAAATCATACGGCGTCGCACAATATTTACGCCAGAATATCCCACCGGCCGCATCGTTTGAGTGCGTTAAAGTCCCCGGAGTAATGACACCCTTTGCACTGGCCATGCCCGATGAATATAAAATCCGCGCCTCGAGGGGCGGAGAAGTCACAGGAACAAGTGCCGGTCATGATATTTACGATGCAGTTGCATCATACCGGAGTTATTATTTGTCCGAACCCAAGCGCCGGATTGCGAAATGGAGGAAACTGCGCGGAACGCCGGTATGGTATGCACGCGGATTGCGGCAGATATTGGGTCGACCTGCGCCTAAATTGGTAATTGTGCGTGCGCCGATTGGGAATTAATGAATTGGAATATTAGATTATTACTTAAACTGTATCTATTCAAAATAAACTAAAGATACGCAGTCCTTTCGTCGCGTCGAGTCGCATCGAATAATGTCAATCACAAACTTTTCAATATACGGTATATACGAATATTATACACATGGTCCAATCACCAGAACCGGACTTATTCACAGGACGATGTATTTTCCGCACCAGGATGACCATGAAGTCAAGAGAATTGTCGCACATTATTCTCGGTTTATTATTTTAATACAACAAAACGAGTACGCACTCGGGTGTTTTCAACGCGAGATTCAACCACACATTCATGCGGTCAATAAACCATATATTATTATTTCGTGTATGGACGACTTTACATTCCCAGAGACAGTAGTTGGATCTTTTTTTGACATGTGTCCATCGCCGTTATTCCGGCATTGGTTCGCCGCAAACTGCCGTGTTAGGATACAATCAGAGCGTGCGAAAATAACCCCGATTCCGTATGGAATTGATTACTGGACACTTTCCACACGAACCGCCTGGGTGAATACTCCGATCACGACGGCCTACACACAAGATCGGCATCTCTCGAGATTGCGAGATTCAATCGTTCATTTTTCAAAACGTATAGACCCCGACACGGTATCACCACCGAGAATATATATTAACTTCCAATTTAATATGGATGGAAATGGCGGCGCCGAGAGATTCGCAGCGTTTCATACGATTCCGAGAGATTTAATGTCAATTCAAGAATCACCAGTCAATAGGTATGATACATGGGGTGCATATACACAACACATCTTTGTGGCGAGCCCGCGGGGGAATGGATTGGATACGATACGCACATGGGAAGCACTCATGCTCGGGTGTATTGTCATTATTCGTCGACTTCCGGATGTTTGTGACATTGAGGAATTATATGCGGACTTACCTGTTGTAATCATAGACGCCTGGTCGGATATCTCGAGAGATTTCCTGAATCAAATTCTCTCGGAATATTCACCCCGAACCTTCAATTATGCGAAACTTACGACATCATACTGGATACGTCGTATCGATGACGCGTTCGATCAATGACGCGTTTATTCCTCATCATCCTTATAAAAATCACACGCAATAACCAATTTGTTATTACTGTCTTTAACAGATTGCCATTTCATTTCAGTCTTAGTTTTTAGTTTCTTACTTAATTTCTTTACTGCGGCCTCCATTTTTTTAGCAGTATACTCATCCTTGACATACATTGTAAATAATAACATTTTATTTACAATGATATAATAATTTTACTAAATGTGCGACGATCAATACAAAAATCAGATGGTGTGGCGCGTATTTAGTAGGTTTGTAATATACTAACGTATATGTATTGATAACGATACAATTCCATTGCATTCCATTATGAAGAAAATAGATATACTTGGCAAACGTAATCAGGATAAAATTAAGCAAATGGCGGACCCTGATGCGGTGATTGAGAAAAAGGTGCCGAAGAATCGGGCTGTGATACCGGATGAGTATTATAATCCGTCGCAATCTCTCGGACTCTCCGTATTGAAGGCTCATATCGCGAATGTATCAATCGGGGCAACACCTCTACCCGAAGAAATGAAACACATCCTCCGAGAGATTGACCTTAAACGTAAAGCCTATATTTACCAAGATAAACAACATTCTATATATGATGCACGGTTCTCTATCACCACCGACCAAATTGTGGATCTTCTGGTGTCTTCTGAACTCTTATGTTATTATTGTCGAGAGATTTGCCAGGTTACATATAAGGAATCCATGTGCCGGAAACAATGGACCTTGGACAGGATAGATAATGACTACGGTCATAATTCGGCAAACGTAGTTATTGCATGCTTGGATTGTAATTTGAAGAGGGGGACGATGGACTCCGAGAGATTTCGTCAGGGGAAGCAATTCACTTTTCGGAAGGTAGAGTAGGGTGTAGATATTCAAATGTATTTATTCGTATAATGTTTGAGATTTAACATATATTTTTTTTAATAATGTTAGAAGTAAAGCCATCATAACAACTAATAGTAATATCGTATCTATCTGATTTGATGGTAAATATCTCGATAAAAATGTAGTGGTTATACTGGAAGAATCAATTGTATTGTTCTCTATAGTTCGGTTTAATAATATGTTCTCACATAACGTTAATATACATTTACCTTGAAAAACACACCATCCAATCAACGTTAACGATTGACTAAATATCAAAATATGTAAATATAACGTGTTAGTTACAAATAACCATCCAATATTCATTACAATGGTTAAGAATAAATGTATAATATGAATTACATAACCCAATATAGTTATTATTTTATCATTTATAGATATCATAATTTATACTATTATACAATATGAAAAAATATGATATGATTACATACTAACTACGAATACAATTTACTGTCCTCCACATTCCGCGTCACCTCCTTAATAAACTTATCTGTATCCAGTAATTCATTGATATTATCCTCCCACGCTTTTCGATACCGAAAGAGGAACCCGACAAGTCCCGCCATCGTAATCGTTTTCTTATTTATAAGTTCGTAAAACCGGTCGAATTCGCGGTCTATTTCCTCCGCTGTCATCTCCTCCTTCCGCATCATATCACGGAACAGATGGCGGATATCCACTTTCTTCGGGTAGTTCATATGAATAATCATATCTGTTCTCCCCTGGCGCAGCAACGCGTGATCCAAACTCTCAGGATGATTCGTTGTAATAAATGAAATAAGACCCTTGCGGAAAAAGACGCCGTCAAGCAAATTCAAGAGATTGCTGAATGTGAATGTGCTCTTGTTTTCTTGGGTTCCGGTGCGTTTATCAAACAGACAATCGATGTCTTCGAAGAGGAGGACGGACTTGGGCGGGATATCACGGAATGCGGCAAGGGCCGTATTATTATCCGTGTCATGGTTGATCGAAAAAATACACAAGTTATACCCGATTTCCTTACACATCGCCTTGATGATACTCGTCTTACCACTACCCGGAATACCCGTGATGAGATAGTTCTTCTTATACGGAATCCCGAACTCATCATATTCCTTCTCCTTCGTCAAAAAGTCCATAATATCCGCACGCATTTTCTGTTTTAGTTTCTCGTCAAAATAAACGGTGTCTAGGGTGCGTGAGGGGATTTTGTTATAACGCATCCATTCTCCGTATTTCGTCATGACATATACATGGAGTTTACTAACATCTTGTTCATTGTTCTCTAAGAAGTTGTCGCTTTCGCGGTAGAAGTGATGAAATATAACCGGGGAATCCGTGCGAATCGTCATATATTCGAACTTTGCTGCTTCATCGTGGGTTCCGATGATTTTCTCTTGCTGGCGGTAAGTGATTAAAAACTCGGCTGATTTTTCGGGGTTGGTCTTCGTTGCAGGGACCTTATAGGTATATTTATAGTTTCCATACCCGATTTGCGTATAACAAAAATCCTCCTTGTCGTATTTGTAGGGGCGGCGGCGCAACTTTAGCGGGATCACTGGGTCGACTACGGTTACGCCAGTGCCACTGTCACTGTCACTGTCGGGTATATGAACCAGATGCTCTATCGTATGATACATATACAGTAACATTTGATTCATTACACTCCCCAGATCCGTGTAATATTCGTATTGTCCTGCAGGCATTTTGTGTAAATCCACGACAAGTTTACTGTTTTGGACGCTTTCATCGTCGTCGCTTGAAATGTTGCTTTCATAATCGCTTGTCTTGAGCATCGAATTGGCCTTTTTATACTGGGCGGCATCTTGCGGTGAAATAGAATCGGCGCGTTCGAGAGACATACGGATGGAATGGTATCGATTATTGATATATTATAATGAGATGGGTTTATATCGTATCGCGAAAACCGATGTAAATCGGTTTAAATACTTATTCATATGTTTATTACACCGAACGCACACGTGATGCTAGCCTGTCTTCAACCTACCAAAGACCAACATTGCCAACCGGTATTACCGGCAGCCGCCGCCGCCCACGGAACGAGTATATATAATACCCAGAATGACCTTCTGCTTCATAAAGTCCTGCGGTTCTATAATGAAAACAATAGCGAGAATATGGATCGGATGCTTTCGGTGATAAATGGAACCACAAATATTTCATTGCGAATTATGGACTGGTTTGTTACCAATTATTCGAAGAAGCATTATACGGTATATGACCTTATCGGGACCGGCGGAAACAGTGGCAGTGGCGCCGGAGCGCCATCTAAGCGATTCAAAGTATATGTGGATTATAAACTGAAACTCCGTGCATATTCTAAAAAGCGGTTCGACCCCTTTTGTCGCTGGGACCGAATCAATGTTCCTTATAAGAATGGGACATATATTCAGACCACACTGGGCCAGTTAAACTTCTTTAAATGGGCGATTGAGAATGAGGTTATTCGATATATTCAGGATAATTATAGTTCGATTGAGGCGGATATGAATATTCGGAATAATACTTCACGTAAAATTGCGAAATCGCATCAGACATCATCCGCGACGATTGATGGTTGTGAATTGAAAATTCAGCACACGACGTATGACGAAAACGGTGACAATCAGTACGACTGTGAGACAATATCTGATATGGTCACGACGACCATGGCGACCGCTACGGCGAAACAGCGTAAAAAACGCGAAGAATTGTCGGATTCAGCAACCAGAAGCATCAAAAGGGAATTTGTAAATATTGTATTGACGTTTGATTGAATGAATCGGTGCGGTGTTCCGCCCGCCGGGTATGCGGTGGAACAAAGATAAAAACATATATAATACTAATATTACAGTTAGTATTATATTCAGATTCGCGAATCATGGGAAACCAAGTATCACTGGTTCCAAAAGTGAGTTATGAGGATATCCAGATGATTGTTTACCGTAATACACATGTTCCACATTCAACTATTTTAATCAATACACTCCCTCCATCGCTTCAACATTGTCTTATAAAAACCACAGTAGATATACGCAGTGAAGAACAACTGATAAATAAATGTCTTATGATCACACCAAACGTCATGATTATAGTATACGGTAAGAATTCAAACGACATCACGATATTACATAAATACGAACAACTTGTAAAATTAGGATTTACGAATGTACATATTTATACTGGAGGTATATTCGAATGGATGCTCCTTCACGAAATATACGGAAAAGATCTATTCAAAATAACGCGATATGAAATCGATATTCTGAGGTATCGACCCAAGTCGGTGTTATTGACTGCGATGACTATCGGGGGATATATTGAAGATGATACAACAAGGTCATCATATAATGACGCAGCCATCACACCCCCCTCTCCAGATGATTGTCGTATTCACATTCCAGATCAAGAAGGCGATGACAACGGCGGTGGTGCGGGTGCGGATGCGGGTAGTGGTATATTTTCATCTAGTCTGAAATGGTTATTTGGTTCTTAACGGCGAATGATGCACAATGTGCGTATAAAACAGTTTGGATTTGTATAATGTTATATTATAATACATCGTATCGTACATCAATGTTTAACACACAAACATTCAACACAAAATATGGTAATATAACCTTATTGAAAAATGAAGTGTATATCGGAAATGATTTTAGGCGTAATAAATATTGGGAAGAGGATACGTTGATAAAATTAAAGGAATATATCGACCCGAATCGTAATATTCTAGAAATTGGAGGACATTGCGGAACATCAAGTGTGGTTTATCAGTCCTATCTTAGTGAGAACAATAAATTATTCGTATATGAACCCCAACATGTGATGTATCAAATATTGGTTCGAAACATAAACCAAAATAATTTACAACACAAAATCGTGCCGTTTAATAAAGGTGTATTTTGCTATAACGGTTCCGGTAATATGAATAATATTGATTTAGATGGTGGTGGTGGTGTTGTTAAAATGCGATACACCCAAGAAAGTCATTTAGGTTGTAATTTTGGAGGGATCGGTTTAGGTACAGAAGGAGAATACATTTCATTAACAACGGTTGATGGAATGGAACATGATAATATTGGTTTTATTCATTGTGACGCACAAGGTTCGGAAAACTTCATATTTTCAAGTGCAAAAGAAACACTGAAAAAATACCGACCGGTTGTTTATTATGAAAATAATGAAAAATATGCCAAGCTTCTTTATAATAATGTATGTTCGAATTATCCTAGTTATTCCGTTGAAAGTAAGTTTGATGTTACCGAATATTGTATGAAAGAATTAAATTATACAAAATCTATTGATAGGTTTAATGGCAGTATCGATACATTATTGTTACCGTAAAATCGTGCATATGGATGCATGCATGTGCATATGGATGCATGTGCATATGGATAATTTAGTCCCGCCATGACCCATAACCAAGATGTCGTAGATATTTCCGTTCCATGAGACGTATAGACGAATCATCATCCTGATGTTCGTGATACATTGTAGTTATCACGTCCGGACCACATACCCACAAAATATCAGTTTCTTCCCATTTTTCAAGGTTGGATTGGAATAAACACTCTAGACGCCGCATACATTCGCGAATACACAGTTCCAAGAAGGGATGTCGTTTATAATTCGCGGCGAATGCGAAATTGGCGATACGAAGCACATTTCGCGGATTCTTACATTCCCGTGGTCCTAGTGCGTCTATCGGAACCGTGAATTCTGTGAATAGTATCATCCGGTCGGATTTGGGGTTCGTATATTGAAACGGATTGTCGTTTATCATACAATCCATATCCAGGTAAAATCCACCGTGTTTGTAGATATACAAGAGGCGGCCGAGGTCGGCGCGGACAACCCAATGGGGAATTTTCGCCCATAATTCTGGGAGTCCAGGAAATGAAGAGAGAATCGGTATAATATCCGCGGGGGTGACAATCATATGTTCGGGAATGAACCGTTTATTTTGCTGAATACATGTCATCGGGATTGTGGCGCGTTCATCCGGTTTGAAGTTCCACATATATATGATGGACGATGTGTATGTCGTTGTTGCCATTTCTGCGATGGATTGTCCGCTATATATCATAGATGGCATGTTTATTTATGTCAATTATGTATCCGAGAATCACCCGGGTAATACGGGTCAACGTGTTGTATCGCAGCGGCGGATGGATTCCAACATTTGGTATAATACGATAAATATAATCGTTCATACTGAAACGCATTTTGTTGATGTTTCAACTTGAATTCGTATACGGTTTGTTTCAATAATTGTAATGTGACATCTTCCCATTTATCTACAATCAAAACGGGAAGTTCCTCAAACAATTCGCGAAAAACAGACGTCCTTACAATCGGAATACAACCACATAACAACGCCTCCCATGTGCGATGACAATCCATACCATTTCCGAACGGAGATAATACAAATGCGTATTCTGTCATATTTTTCCACATGTTTATCCGCGGTATGAATGTTGATTGTTGGTGTAATAATGCGGGTGGTATAGTTGACACAGCAGTAAAACGGTCCTTGAAACGGTCAGGACACAACATAACATTCGAATATATTTGTATTTTACGTTGATAAAATGGCGTCATTTTGTCGCGGATTTGTTGAATGAGACATTGTTCTTGCGCGACAGGTGATGAGTATTGCGCTTCCTTTTTTAATTGCCATTTGTGATTTGGTTTGCGGCTGATGGTATGATAGTCCATGCCAATCGGTATTTGTTTTAATTTCATATATGCGGTGTGAATTGCGTTTTCAAGAGAGGATTCGTTTTTTAGAATCACCGCATTCGCGTTCCAAAGTTTTGTTATTCGCTCTTTCAAGAAATCGCGGCAATTTTGTATATCCATATTTTGTGAATACAACTCGCGAAGGTATGGGTTCAATATAAACATAAGAAATGCGTTGGGTTTTTGTGGGACGGTCTCACTGAACATTGTTTTATCACCATCTCCACATACAACAATAAATGGTATTTGAATCTTTGGTGCGTATTCTATGATAAATGTTTGAAACGCATCACAGCATACGTATACAGACGTGGCGACCGTCGACGTGACGACCGTCGACGTGACGATCGATTCTATGAATGTCTGAATATATTCCAAATCTCCAGGACAACTAGACGTCGGGTTCATTGAACGTATATTACATGATTTCAACAATCCCCTGCTTGATACAAAGGAACATGCGGTTTCATCTGTCATTGGAATAAAACAGTATATAATACGTATAATATAAGTATTATACATTTCTTTATCTTCATTAGTTTACATTACATAATCCCCGAATAAATTCTGTTATGCGTTCCATCCGTTGAGATAGAAGTCGCGGCGTCCCGATAATGTCTTCATTTGCGGGGAGTTCCAGAAGAGGGCAGTCGCGTGTGCGAATCCAATCTTCATGGTATTTATGGCATCGTTGAATATAATCCGTTTGGATTGTCTCACCCGCGCGAGCACGTTTCCCGATGCGTTCCAGACACACCTCCGGAGATGCGTTAATATATACAATTCCCGCCAATGGAACATCCGTCAGAAACTCGTCGAACCACATCGTGTAAATCTGGAACTCGTCATGGGAAATATCGCCGGCGTCATACAACATCTTCGCGAATACGTTTCGGTCGGTTTCTACGCTTCGTTCTGTGATAATGAGCTTGATTTTGGGGTTTTTTATCGCATTACGAAGTAGCGCCAGGCGCGAGATATACGCCATCATCTGGAACTTGAACGCATTCGCGCGAATATCCTTGTATAGATTTGTCAGGATATTCACGCCATCTTTATCACATACCTTATTCCACTCTTCGACTGGTTCGTCGAGAAAACATATTTCGTCTTCAAATGACGTTATGGTGGGGAACATCGGCGCCACTACCACCTCGTCCATTGTTACTTCCGACGATGACGACATACGCATTTTGATATATTGCTCGTATTCAATACATGTCGTTGATTTACCTGAACCGATATTCCCGTCAAAACTTACAATGACTGCACGGTGCTGGGGCGGGTGTGATGACATCAAGAATGTATGGATTGCGAAGAAGGGGTGTGTGGGGGTAATATACAATAGACGGGTATATTTAATTCAATTTCGCTGATTATAATGATTATAATCGGCGAATTATAATACTATAATTCGCTAAAATTGAATCAGAAATAAAACAATACACATATTGTATTATATTGCGTGAAGCATCTATCGAAGTATTATTATTATGTCATCTGCGTCTACTGCGTCTTCCGAGACAAAATCCATCCCCGACTCACATCTCATCCAAATGAAACTTACCGGCGAAGAATGGAATGGTGTTGAAATTATGGAACCTGACGATGAAATGCGTATCTTACGGTTGATTATTGACGGATTCCACGATGTGAATCGGGTATTCAATCCACACCAGTCGTTGATTTCACGCCTGAAAATAACAATGACGCCTGAAATGGAGGATTATCTATTTGACGAATATTTCAAGAAACGGGTCGAACGTGTTATTGTACTAGGTGGTTTCAAGGTCGGTGCGTTTGAGGTGAAGGCCCGGTCCAAGAAAACAATGAAAAAGATGGATATGATGCGTATCCAGAATATGAATACGACATTTGGTGGGTCAGGAGATACATACGATCATCTCATCATGGATACAGTTGAACTCATTGTGACAACAAAACCGGGTGGTCCGAATGAATGGATGAAGCATTATTATACATTGAAATTAATGCTTCAAAAGTCGGTTGTGGATATTAATTCGCATATTGTAGATTTCGCCAATTTCATCCTGCAAGAATACCTCGCGGATATTGAAATTGCCGGGTTTCTCCGCAACGCGTATCGTTACATCGAACAAAACGAGAATGTATTCAAATACGCGGATTTTCAGTTATATGACCATCAGAAACAATTATTCACGATTGCGAAACGTCCCGACGCGAAGTTGGTGCTTTATATCGCGCCAACAGGGACAGGAAAGACGCTTTCACCGCTTGGATTGTCGGAAAAATACAAAATCATCTTTGTCTGTGCTGCGCGTCACGTAGGTCTAGCTCTGGCGAAGGCCGCGATTTCCGTGAAGAAACGCATCGCGTTCGCGTTTGGTTGTAGCAATATCGACGATATCCGTCTTCATTATTTCGCGGCGAAAGAGGCGATCCGCGACAAACGCAGTGGTCGGATCCGTAAAGTGGATAATAGTATCGGCGATAATGTGGAGATTATGATTTGCGATATCCGTTCGTATTTACTGGCGATGCGTTATATGATGGCGTTTCACCCGCTGGATAATTTATTGATGTATTGGGATGAACCGACAATATCACTTGATTACTCTGAGCACGCTCTTCATCCGATTATCCACCGCAATTGGAGTGGAAATCTGATTCCCAATGTCGTGTTGTCGTCGGCCACATTGCCGCGTGAGGGGGAGATGGCGGGTGTAATCCAGGACTTTAAGGTTAAGTTTCAAGACAAGGGTGCCGACGTATACAGCGTGATTAGTCACGATTTCAAGAAATCGATCCCGATTGTGAATCAGGGCGGATTCATCGAACTCCCGCATTATATGTTCGGGGATGATTATGACCGTGTGCTTGAATGCGTTGAACATTGTAAGATATACAAGACCTTGATGCGATATTTCGATCTGCGGGAGATTTTGCGGTTTATCGGGTTGGTGACGAAACGATTCGAGGACAGCGACGAGGACAGCGACAGCGACGAGGACAGCGACAGCGACGAGGACAACGACGAAGACGCAGAAGGCGACGAGGACAACGACGAAGACGCAGAAGGCGACGAGGACACCGAGGGTGTACGCACGAAAGACGCCGCCACCGCGGACCTCGATCCCGACACTGACGATAACCGCAATCTGGCTATTACATCCGAGCGTTATTTACCCAAAAATATGTTCGGTGATATCGGCGATATTACAATGACAAGTATCAAGGAATACTACCTGCTTCTACTTGAAAACATCCGGCCCAAATATTGGAAACGGATTTACGAAACGCTAGTCGGGGTTCGCAAACCCAAATTCGCATCCGTCGTGAATTTATCCACCAGTGATGCACATACCCTAACGGATGGACCGACGATTTACTTAACCGAAAATGTCGATAAAGTGGCGGCGTTTATGCTTCAAATCGCGAAAATCCCGACGGTTGTTATGGATGATATTATGGCGACGATTGATTTCAATGCACGCGTTCTTGCAGATATTGAGAAAACAGAGAAACTCATCAAGGATCTGGAAGGCGAAAGCAAGGACCCGACGGCCGGAGGAGCATCATCGGGTGCTGGCGAAGAGAAGAAAACCCGCAAATTCACATCTGATACACGCATTAACCCCGAAACGGAACGACTTCACGTAAAAGTCGAAGAATTACGTAAATCTGTGAAGTATACTGCGCTTCACGACTTGTTCGTTCCTAATCGGTTGGAACACCTAAAACGCTGGACGCCCCGCACCGCCATCTCCAATGAATTCACATCGTTCGTGGAAGACGATTTCGTGGAAAAGATTATGCTTCTGAATGTGGAATCGCATTGGAAACTCCTACTGCTTATGGGAATCGGCGCCATCACGAATACCACCGACCAGAAATATACGGATATCATGAAGACGCTTGCGAAGCATCAGAAGTTGTATCTTATTATAACAGCAACCGACTACATCTACGGGACGAACTATCAATTCTGCCACGGGTATATCGGAAAAGACTTGGAAGGGATGTCGCAGGAGAAGGCGATTCAGTCCATGGGACGTATCGGGCGAGGTGCGATTCAGCAGGATTATACTATCCGCGTTCGACACGACGCGATTATCCGCCATATCTTCACGGCGATGCGAAGTGATGATAAACCGGAAGTGTGCGCGATGAACCGGTTGTTTGTGACGGATGTGTGAGGCGGTGGATACGTCGTAGTTAGGCGTATGGTGGATGAATATATCATAAATAATTTATGTTCGATGTTTGTATTTTAATGTTTTGTATTTTCTATTATTTTTAGATTTTCTATTATTTTTAGATTTTCTATTATTTTTAGATTTTCTATTATTTTTTCGTCTATATTTTGATGTACCACCACCAGTAAAACCACTGTTTATCATTCCCATTAATTTATCAGGATAACTACTACACGTATTTAATGTAAATAATGATATTGGTATTTTTCGTGTAAAACGCGAACGTATTGAAACATCTGGGTTATACCAATTTGTTATCGAATTCATGATTATTAATCCGGTATCAACATTTAAACTACATTTTGTAATTGATGTATTTTTTGGTATTCCTTTAATAAGTGTCAATTCTTTAATAAACTTTCCATGAGTAAAAACTAATATTTTTGGTGTTTGAAATTCTTTTGTTTGTATTTTTATAATATCTTTGAATTTTGATGTATCTGAAATTCTAAATCCTTTCGGATCACTTTGTTCGAATTGTTCTAACAGACTAAAATCTAATCCTGGAAAGTTTATAGTTATTTTTTTAAGGGTATTTGGTTCACCTTTAAATTGTAAAAATAATTTGTAAACATTATCTCCATGTGAACTAAACCATTCAATGAATTTCTCTAATTTAAATTGTATTTCTTGTTTACTATTTCCTTTGTTTTGATTATCACTATCTATTATTTCTCCAGCCCAATTTTGTAATTCGTTTATATAGGGACAAATAAATAATGTATATGGATTTCCAGTATCAATCGTACATAACGAGATCATAGCGGTCATTATGGTACGCATAACAGACGACGAACAAATGAAAGTGGGATCAATATGAGTTTCTTCTAATTTATCCCTTAATTGAAATGATTGAAGCATACCAAATATAGATAACGGCGGTTCAAATAACCACGTATATTTTGGCATTAAATTTTTAACATAATATGCTTTTAATTTCTTGTCATCTGTTCGGTCGATTTCCTTTTCTATTTCTTTAATGTCAGTATTTGATGGTGTAAATGGTGATCCAACACTTGTTGGGTTCATAATTTCGTCTAATTCGTTTTCTTTTGTTTTTATCCTTCGATGGACTGATGTTATCGTTTCATCATTATAATTGCTAATTTCTGTATTTTTAATTATTCTGTGATATTCGTTCCATTTATCAGTATCAGTATCTGGAATTGTATCCGTAATTTTATTATCTAATAAGTTTGAGCAACTTTCTGCGTGGCGAACCAAATATATGTCTATTGACGGCGGCGGATCAGGTTTATCCATTGATATATTTATTATAATATGTCTATAAAATAAATATGTCATCCTCTATCCGCCCCCCTCGCTGCACCGCCCTCCTCGTCGGTATCAACTATCGGGGCACCGAAGATGAACTAAATGGATGTTATAATGATGTCGTTAATGTCGCGACGTATCTACGCACGGTTTTAGGATACGCTCCCGGCGCGATTACGATACTTACCGATGGAAATCGTGGTTCCGTGTTCCCCGCATCCGTAGCACCAACCCGCCAAAATATTATCGCTGGTTTGTCCGCCCTTGTTGCAGGCATGGTTGCCGGAGATGAAGCTGTATTCCATTACTCCGGTCACGGCACACTGGTCCGCGACAGAAACAGCGATGAAGCATCCGGATATGATTCATGTCTTTGCCCCCTTGATTACAACACGTCGGCGTCAGCGGGTGGCGGTGTCATCACCGATGACGAGATTAGAGCACTTCTCGTAAACCGCGTCCCCCGAGGTGCGCGCCTTTACGTCATCCTGGATTGCTGTCATAACGGCACCGGATGCGATATTCGGTATAAATATGAGGATTTCAGTGTTCTTATTTCTCCCGCGACTGCACGCAGACCCCCTGTCTGGCGCACCCAACAGAAAGCGTTTGTTCAAGGTAAATATGCCGACACCGCGGGTGAAGTCTATATGATTAGCGGATGTCGCGATGAACAAACATCTGCCGACGCATATATCAATAATGCGTTTGCCGGTGCACTCACTTACGCAATCTTCGCAATCCTTCGCGCCAATCAGGCTAGTATCCGCAGTTATTCGTGGAGCTCACTCCTCCGCGATGTCCGCTATTTTATGCGCGTGAATCGATACGACCAGATTCCGCAGATTATGACCGGACAATTAATTACTCCGGCGGGTGCAGTTTTCCCGGGGTTGGCGGTGGCGGCGAAGCGCGGCGGCGGCGGGTCATTAGAACTGAAATCCGGTTCTGATGATACGAACATTAGGGGCATTACGAACATTAGGAGCATTGCCGACCCCCCCAATACTACCCTGTTCAGTTTTACATTGAAACCGAAATCCGGTGCGAATAATCTTGCCGGACCCCCACGACACGCCATTCGATTTTTACACTGATCCGATGATTTTCTATGTATCGTAAAAAAATTGAAATGATTTTCTTACAATATACTTAATACAGCGTTCTATATTAGATACACCCCGACTACTACCTACGAATACTGAAAATGTCCGTCAATCCCAATTTAGATACCCTGATGCGTGTCATCGAAGACCAACAAGACAAAATGCCAGAAGGTGAGTACCTGGCCGCAATGAATGCACTCGGAGCACTTCATCGTGTCGTTCCTGCGCCGCCCGCGCAAATTCCATCAGGACACCCCGCTGGCGCTGGCGGCGGAGCTGCATTGTTCAATGGCGGTGCAGTGGACGACCCCGAATACAATTCTTACAGCAGTCGGATTGCTCTCATGGGACAATACGGTTACAACACGTGGACCCGTGTTACAAGAATGATGCCCGAATTCCGAGAAATGACCCCCCTGCAATGGGTCGCACTGAGTCAAGACCAACAAAACTGCCTTAATCGCCAGGCTACATTCAAGATTGTCCAATCCTACGAAGTCGAATACCGAAATCCTGACCCAAATACCTGCCCATTCATCGCCAGGCACGCTGTCGGTCCTTGGACGTTTGGCAGCGAACGCTCTCAATGGACCTGCGCATGCGGTTACAGCGGAAAAAGCAAAAACTGGAAAAAGCACGAAGAGAGTGAGCGCCACACTGATTGGGCGCAGAGTCGTTTCGTTCCCAAAAGAACAATCGAAACCATGAAAATGGCAATCAAAAGGGACGATGCTGGCGAAATCATGCGCTTCAACCAACCACTCTCCGGCGGTATCAGGTATTTCCAGGTGACTCAGGAGCGAAACGAATGGACTCACCCCGAACTCTATGATGCTGGATTCCATCGCATGAGGAATGGGAATGGTGGTTGGTTCGTTCATCATAGGGACGACTGTGCGCATCACTATGTAATGTAAGTGCGCGCGCGTGTGTGTGTGTGTGTGTTTGTGTGTGTGTTTGTTACTAACACTTTTTCTTTCAGAATGTATTTGAATAAAAAAGTGTTAGAACACAATTACCTTTTATTCACCTTTCCGCCTGTCGTCCCGTCGTCCGTCGTCCGTCGTCTGTCCGTCCGCTTACCATCCAAATACAGAATCGTCCAATAGGTTACCATCGCTGTCGCTCTCGAATTGGTGGTGAATCGACCTCGTCGGTTTTCCGTGTTTCCAAATCCCTTCAAATACGAGGATTTCACCTCCATCGCCTGATTTTTGAACGTGAACTCCATGTCCGTGGAGTTTGTCATTTTCCCACGCTCCAGAGTATTCGTGCCATTTGGCGAGATGTGCGTTGTCAGCTGCATCTTCGCTGGTGTAATTCTTCATTTCGCCGTAGACAAACGCCGGTGTGCGAAGAGTTCCGCGGCCGTGGCGTAGACTGCTATTGTCGTGATTATCACGAATGTGCATGTGTCCCATGTAAACGCTGCCATCCGGGTAGCTGAAAATGTGTTCTTGGGTTTCAAGTTGGTGGGCCAGTTCTTCGGATTCTTCTTTGGCGGCGCCCCCTGCGGCCAGTGCGTCTTCATGTTTTGCAAACCATTTTTGAACCTTGTCAGGTGTTGTCGGGTAACTCGGGTATTGTTGGTCTGATGACATTGTTGTAGATCGTAGATTACTGGCGCTGTTGATGTTGTTTATACAAGAAAAACATTTCAATTTTATTTCTATCGACCGACACCGGATCAGAAATAAAAAGTGTTAGAACATAGACACATACAAATGATTTTTTGATTTTTTGATTTTTGATTTTTGATACCGTTTAGTCGCAGAGGCTTGAAAATTGTTGTCCACCAGAGCAACTCATCCCGAGGATTTCGTCATCGTCGCGTGAGATGAAACTCTCATTCGTAAGTTCAGTGAACATCGCATCCGCCATCTGCTCAGGTGATTCATCGCACCAATTGGTCGCGTGACGAAGGTCGACTTTCATCACATCGATCACTGGCGCCGGCTGCTTAACTGCGGCGATTGTCGCGGACGAAAGCGCACGCGACTCGAGTTCGAGACGAACACGAGGACCATGAGGATGAGCGTAGGGTTCGCGGCGATCACGAGGGTTCGCCAATGCAGCCTGGAGCCAGGATTTGGAACGACGGTCTTGTTCACGCTGGTACGTTTCATCACGCACACGGATGTCACGCTCATGACGGTCGGTGTCTTCACGAAGACGGTTGAATGACATGTCACGCATGTCACGGCGGTCGTCACGGCGAGGTTGTTCACGCTCGATGTAACGAGGAGTTTCGAGTTCACGGCGGTCGTCACGGCGGTCATCACGGCGGTCGTCACGGCGGGATCGGTATTCAGAGCAGTAGGTCGATGTATGTCCGGGTTTTTTGCAGATTCGGCAGTTTTGATTCAGGAGGGTAGGGCAGACAACTTTACCGTCAGGACCGGGAATGCTTTTCACGAAGTGGGCGGTGTAGTCCGCTGCTGGAAGGCCCGCATCGTAGCAGACCTTACAGAAAGGCGAGTTGACAGGTCTCACACATCCGTCAGGGAAACGGCGAGTGGGTTTTGATGAAGAAGATCCAGTAGAAGAAGAGTTGAACGTTTTTGACATTGTATTGCGATGGGTTGTTTCTGGTGAAGCACTGTTGGTATCCTATTTGAAAAAAATCATTTCAATTTTTTTCAAAAGTGTCGTTATAGGTTATATCATCCAATTTATTTATTTATTCTAAATGTCAGAATCGATAATTGACGAAAATGAACGAACGAATTCTTCCAAGTCTTTTTCGGTTAAATCGCTTCGTCTTCCGCGGGGTGCTTTAGGGGTTATTGGGTCATCGTCTTCTATATTCGCGGGTATAGAAGACGTATGTAATTTAGGAACACACATTTTCATAAGAATCGATGAACTACGACGGTTGAATATAGTTTATATAAATTATATAAATAAAATATATCTATATCTATATATACCAATAATGACTTTTCACTTTCACATCACTGAACACGAGATTCAGACCGGTCTCGGTGTCGTCTCGCACCTTGCGGGCGATTCCGTCCTTGGCAACGGCGCCGCCACGATTTCGCACGGAATCGATACCTACAATGATGTCACTCATCACAATGTTCTTGGTGCAGTCAAGGACGGCGCCGAGACCGTTATTAGTGGTGGCGAGACTGTGGTCGACGGTTTTTCGGGGGATTGGTTCTGAAATACCCGAAACTTTCTGTTAGTATTTGATTAAATAGCATTCACGTTTAGAATGTTTCTTGTCTTTCACATTTTTTTCAATTTTAGATTTGATTTCTTCATACGTGAATCGATTTTGGCATCCCTTTAAATACCAAGCACCCGGTTTATCTTCATTAACATAACTGGTTTTTACAATCAAAGGTGCGTGTAAACCAATTGCTATTTGTAATATAGCATCGAACGGTGTATCCTTATTATATGGGTATTCTTTGCCCAGATCCCTATCACCGGAATCACTGTTATATTTTGTATATTCACACATTTTTTTACTTCACTATAAACCGATAATTTATTATAAAATGTGTATTTCCAAATAAAAATCAATTTTATTATGGGTTTAATAATATATTGCTAATCTCAACCACCCCATAAATCAAACCCGTATTTATGTATTAGTTTGTCTCGTAATTTCTGTATTTCGAGAGAAATGACCGCGTCCGCGTCTGCGTCCGTGTCCGCGTCTGCACCCGCCCCCGACGACGACGCCAATGAAAACGTATGACTTCCTGTCCATCGAAATCCGTTGAGATTATCCTTTCTATCATAGTTTACCGAGAGAATGGATGACTCTTGTGTATCCCTAACAATACGCATCGTTGTATATTTCGGCAAGCGTGATATCCATCTTTCGATCGGCGCCGTGGCAGTCGCAATATCGGGTGGATAGGCGTAGGCGGTCGTCGCCGTCGCAGCTGCTGCGTCTAAATCATCGACAATCTGATTCGCATCTTTTAATTTTTCAAGTAGGGGGATTTTCACGGATTTGGAAGTAATCCACGGTTTATTGAGTTTAGGGTGTGCTTCAACCTTGAAATATTCTCTCGGTTGTTGTTTCCCGCCCTTAAGATACATCATCTCGCGATAATATACGACATATTTCTTCATCATATTATGCGTGATTCCGGGGGGTAATATCTGTGCGGTCAATTTTCTCTCGCGTTTACAATCTCGACGCGTCGGTGTGGACGGCAGTGTCGGCGTCGTGGGCGTCGTGGATTCGGTCATTGTATGTATGTATATCAAGGGTATAAAACATATAAAAATAAAACGCTCTTAAATATACAATGAACGCAATCCAACGCCAGAAACGCGAATTATCAGGAGGACTTATCTTCAAATTATCGCAAATCGGGTTCGCACTTCACAGCACATTATGTTATACCAACCGAATCAATGTCGGGGTTCATGATTACGCGGAATATGCGGCACAGTTACGCGATGGAGATTCGATTTTTATATCTACGAAAGAATCCAATGTCCCGATTCATATGGTTGTCTCGATCCTGCGCACCCGTAATGTCCGCGTCATATTCTATATTATGGAAGAACCGGTGGTTTCATGGGAGTTTGTCGAGAGATTGCTTCCAGTCAGTAAACGTATTTTTATCCAGAATAATATTTATGAACACCCTAATATCCATATTATGCCAATCGGTATTCGCGATTGTGGGTCTATTGTCGCCATGCATCGCCGGTTCAATCATAAATTCTTGCTTGAAAAAGGGATGTCGTTGCGGACGACGCTACCCGGTAATTCACGCCCTATTAAATGTTTACTGTGCTTTAGTGTATGGACACATCCGACACGCCAGGAGTGCTATGATCTGTTTTCGGGCAGTGTGGCGACAGCAAACCCGGCAGCGTCGTCATTCGTATACAATCTAAATGACGCCAATGATAACGCTGAATTATGCGAAGCTCGAGAGAAACGGAACACCGCGGAGTTTTTTTATGAGAAAGTCCCTGAAACGTTGGTATATGATACGACACTTTTAAGCAGGTTTGCTTTATGTCCGCGTGGGTGTGGAATGGATACACACCGGTTCTACGAATCTATTTACCTGGGATGTGTTCCGATTGTGGAAAAGACGAATACTGTATTCGACCGACTTTATCACCCAGACACGGGGTTTCCTTGCTTGGTCGTCGATCGGTGGGGCGATGTAACAGAGGATCTTCTCGACCGGTCATACCCTGATTGTTTCGCTAGGATGCGTGCGTTTCACGGCCGGTATCCGCGGTTTTTGACGGATTTGGAGAGTATTGAGGGATTGATGAGGGAATTGTAATATCACGATAATATATACATCGATGAGGCACTCATCCACTCACCGCCGCCATCGTTGGTCGTTGAAATACAAGCGAAGTATCAACTGTCGACGTCCGCGCGGATTTTCACAGCGCCAGCATTGTAAGTATGGACGTAAGGGATTGACACGCCGTATAAAATTGAATCGCTCTTCGTAAATAGTTGAATATGTATTATGGAATCAATGTTGTCGTTTATCAAAGGAATTGTGTCTCGTGCGTCTGCTGCATCTGCGTCAGCGTCGTCGGTCGTATTGGGTCGCTGGGGAATTCAATACGACCCGAAGATGGAAGAATAATTCGGTGTCATATATTTTTATAGTTTTAATAAAAAAATGTGACGATAGATCGTAAGATAAAATACTTAATTGCTATACGCGAGGCCGCCCATACCACTCATCACACGCAAAACGTTGTAATTCACGGCATACACGCGAACCTTGGCGGTGTTCGTGCCCTCAACGGTGGCGTTGGAGAGAACAAGCTGCAGGGTTGCGTTATCAATACGAGAGAAGTTGCACGAACCAGAAGGCTGGTGCTCCTCGGGCCTCAGTGCGAAGGAATACAGGTTGATTCCGGTGTCTGGGGCGCGAGTGTGGTGCTGCCAAGGCTGAACGAGGTCGAAGTAGGTTCCTTCGCGCTCAGAGAAGCGATCCTGGCCGTTAAGCTGGAGCTTGGCAGTGACGACTGGGTTCTCACCCCAGCAGTGCATGTCGAGAGAAGTCTCGGCCAGAACAAAGGTGCCGGCATCAGAGACACCGGAGTTCACGCCGGCGCCCATATGGGGAAGATTGTACTGAAGAGTGGGGTCGGTTCCGTGCCACCAAGAAGTCTGGGTGGTGTAGACATCCTGGGCGCCGGCGTCATTGAAGAGACCAGAGCCGTCGATGTAAGAACCGGTGGTGTTGGCGACGGCGTCGTGAGAACCGAAAGCCATGATGGCGTTAGGGAGGGCGTCGACGGCGTCGGTGTAGTTGAAGGGCTGGGCGCCGAGCAGACGGTTGAGGACGGTGCCCTTGTCAAGAGAAGAGCAGTAGTCGACGTTCTTGTCGGGCTGGACGACCCAGATGAGCTCCTTAACAGGGTGGTTAAAGTTGAGCTTGATCTTGTTGGAAGAAGAACCGACGGACTCATCACCGGTGAACTGAAGCTGCTCGATGAGGTACTCGTGGGGGTTCTGAGCCATACGCCTACGCTCATCGGTGTCGAGGAAGACGTAGTCGACGTAGAGGGAGGCGGCAACGAGTGACTGGTTGTAGGCGCTGGTGACCTTGACGGTGGTTGCAGCGTCGTTGAGGGAGTTCATAGCCCACAAGCACTCCTCAATGGGACGGATATCAAGGTTGATCTTGACCTCGTGGTACTGAAGAGCAATGAGGGGAAGGGCCAGACCGGGGTTGCGGCAGAACCAGAACTGAAGGGGAACATAGAGGGTGGTCTCGGGGAGAGCATTGCGAGGGGCGCAAACCTGGCGAGGAGCCGAAGCGTCGCAAGGGCCATCAATGTCGTTGAAGGAGGGGTCGGTGATAAAAGTCAACTGGGTAGTGTTGCCGATCATCTTGAAGTAAGCGCGCTGCTGCTCGGTAGACATAGTGAGCTGGTTCCAGATGTGCATCCAGTCGCCGTACTGGCGATCGATACGCTGGCCACCGATCTCAACCTCCACCTGGGAGATGAGCTGCTCACCGGGGAAGTCGAGCCAACGGGCGTAAACACCACCGGATGATGCGTTCTTCAGGGGCTGTCCGATCTCGGGGAGAGTCACCTGAAGGTAGGTGCGGTAAGCCAAATCACCATTACGAGAAATGGTGCAGGTCACACGGCGACCGAAGTCAGCCTGGCCGTTAAAAGTCTGCTCGATAGACTCCATGGCGAAGTTGGTGTGACGCTTGTAACTGACCTTCCAGAAGGTAATCTGGGGATTGCCAGTCAGGTAAACGTCCTGTGCGCCGTAGGCGACAAGTTGCATAAGTCCTCCACCCATTATATGAAATTGCTGGTTATACTATTCAAAAAGAAAAAAAATTTACGAAAACGACATAATTACGAAACGAACGATTTTACTAAATATCAATTAAACATAATTACTAAACCTCTTTATAGACAAACAGAATTCGTTCTTCATTTTACCAATAATACGTACATAATACATACATAATACACACACACGCATACGTAATCAAAGGGTGAGTAAGGTGGGCGTTGTTATAGTATCTCCTCAATTACATGTCATTATTCAAGTACAAACCGCCTAAAAAAATCATATTAGATGAAAGAAACCTAACCACGCTTGATAGTAAGCATAAAGAACTACAAACCGAATTTCAAAATATAGAAGATACAATTATACCGACACTTGAAGATGAGAAAAAGTCCCTAAAACAACGTTTGGAAAAACTGCGTAAGGATATATCGGAGGATGCCGGCGTGGGGGTCGACAATGGCGCTAATATTCCTAAATCAGAGAAGTCGGTGATAGAAGAATGCCTCGAAATCCGCGACCGAATCAAAGAAATCAATGACAGTATCAAGAAATATAAACAAAACTATAAAAACTATTACCTTCATAATAGTGAGTATATTTTCGAGTATTTCGAAAACAAGAAAACAATCACAACGGGCGGTGGATCGACGAAAACAAAATCCCTAAATGCGTTTTTTAATTTACCGGAAGCCAAGAAAACCGAAGAACTCTTTAAAATCCAGCATAATACTGTTGAAAAATATCTGGCGAATATTGACCAAAGTTATATGGATATTTCTAAATATGTCTACCCTATCGATATATGTCAGTTTTGTCGCCAGGGGGAGATGATACCTGTCGAAAGCGAAGGGATTATGGTTTGTAACCAGTGTGCTAAGCATGTCGTTTTTCTCATCGATAATGAAAAACCGTCGTATAAGGAACCGCCTAAAGAAGCGTGTTTTTACGCATACAAACGCATCAATCATTTCCGCGAGATCCTCGCCCAGTTTCAGGCGAAGGAGACCACGTCGATACCTGATCATGTTCTTGAAAGCATCAAACAGCAAATCAAGAAAGAGCGGATTGAAATCTCTCAATTCACAGATAAGAAAGCAAAGGAGATTATGAAGAAACTGGGGTTTAATAAATATTATGAACACATTCCATTTATTAAAGATAAATTGGGGATTAAACCTCCGGTTATGACGCCGGATTTGGAAGACCGATTGTGTAACCTTTTTATGGAAATCCAGGGACCTTATGCGAAATTCTGTCCCGATGACCGGGTGAATTTCTTGAATTATTATTATACGGTATATAAGTTGTGCGAACTACTGGGACGACGCGAATTCCTGCCGTTTTTCCCGATGTTGAAAGACCGCGAGAAACGGATTGAACAAGACCAGATATGGAAGCAGATATGTATTGAGTTGGATTGGGAGTTTATTGCTACTCCGTAGACGGGGGTGGAAACTCGAATTTATTATTTTTTGGATCCAACTAAATTTTTACATGTTTCCCCATGCTGAAAAAATTGCCCTCCCAAACCATTCTTTTTCATCCATGCCGCTTGTTCGGGTTGTGTTTTCAGATTAAGATATTCCGCATTGCAGTTATTAAGATTATTCCACCCCCCCCTCATCACCTTCCGCGATTTCACATTCTTCCTCTTCAAAGAGCGACGTTTTTGTCTTTTGGAAAGACGACGACCACGAGAATACGCCATTCTGATAAATAACGAATAATAATAATTATATAGTATCCAAAGAATAAATAATTATTATTGTAAATGTTATACCGTCATAAACCCTAAACATTCACTAATGCAGTCGTCGCATCCACCTTCGTCCACGACGCCGGACACAAGTCATTCGTATTATGCGCAACACCCGGACCAAACCAAACGCTCGGATAGCAAACGATCTTATCCGGGTTCGCGTTGAAATACGCACTCCACCAACTAAATGTGCTATTCGCGATGATATTATGGTCGCATACGCTCATTAAAAGCATCTGCTGCCAATCAGGGATTGTATCACGGACAAAATGAAATTGAATATCACGCCCGTAGGCTGGACCGTTTACGTCTGTCGCACACAATTGTTTCAAACAGGCAATTTGTTTGAGAACCATATCTTTATCTGCTGCTTCATAAAATATGAGAACGGTGTATGAAGTATCGGTATCGGTATCGGTATCGGTATCGGTATGCGATGCGATAATCTGTGATAATGCACGATAATAATATTGTATCATCATAACCGGGTGAATATCCGAAACTAATACATAATCGCCTATACGAAAATGTGTGCTTACCAAAATACGTTTTTTCTCCGGACTTCCAATGTAGTCGGCACTCCATGACTCATTTGAATACATTTGCTTTATCATTGTTTGCTGTTGTGTGAGTTGTATCATATCACATATATTCTCGTATTTATCCGCGAAATATTTATCGCTTTGAAAATAACCGTGAAGACGAAGCGGTTTCGGATATTTCGGGGTTTCAGTTGGAACCGGAGTATAATGAAACCCGATTTCATTCCAAGTAGGTAAAGACTGGAACATTTTATTTGCGACATCACTAGACGGAGTCAGATAAGAACGCAGTTTACATAATAATGTGGTCCAGTGTGTATAACGAGGATATCCGGGAGAACCCATATTTTCATCATGATATAAGAAGAAAAATGTATCATTATTGCGTAGTGCTGCAGCGATGGTCGCGAAAATTTGGAATAGTTGGTTTCCTAACCCACCCATAATTGTCGCGGTTATCATTCGTATTATAATGGATCAATTGTTTATGGTTTAAGTTTATTTCTTCATTATTCCATTCCATTCATTCCATTTCATTCCATTATAGTAGCAAATATCGAAACATAAACCATAATTTATCTGGTGTATTTTCGTTTACTTTCATAATACAAAAATCATCGTGGCGATCGTCGTCGCGATGACGTGTCTTAGTAAAAATACAATCCGCGATCAATTGTTGGTCGTCTTGTATCACTTCGTTGTTCCGGATATATTTTTCAAGCGTGGTTTGAAATGTATGCACCCACCATTTCATTTTTTCACGACCTGTTATAAAAAATCCGCCAGAAATATAATGCGCGGCTTTCTGGTATTTTATTATTCGAAGTCCGGTTTCATTATCTAAATTCGATGGATGAAAATGATCTGAATAATATTTTGAGGCGATGTCCATTGACTCAGGGAGTATATTACATCCATAATAAACACGGGTTTTATCTAATGCATATATTTTTGAAGGATTCGGCCATTTATCACGTATCATTTTACTGTATGCCGTGTCTGCGTCTAACATTGTAAATCGCGGTAACAGTGTATCCCGGAAATACCCGATATCACACCAACCATAATACTCTGTATCAAAATACATGTGTTCGATTGTTTCATTTACAAAATGGACCTTTTCACACCATAACATATTCAATCGCCAGTCAGCTACATCATACAATTTACATTCTGGATTGTCGTTGTTCTTCATCCAGTAATCCGCGTGTTTATAATTATAAAACTGAGTAAATGGTTTGATGATGATCTTAATGAGTTCTTTCGTTTTTTTACTGTATATTTTTTCAATTTCTTTTTTTATGACTTTTGACGATTCGTCATCTGTGTAAATAACAAGATTAAACCTGTTTACAATACGAATAAACCCTCGCATCCATTCGATATGTTTATCTGAACTGTGCCGATTTTTCAAATTATATAAACATGTTGAAAAGGTTATATTTGACATAAATATAATGATTAAATATAAATATAAATATAAATATTGGTGTTAATAATTATTAGAAAACAATATTTATATTAAAATGGATCGATCACCGCCGCCACTGTCGCCACCTCCACTGCTTCGAAAGATGTCTGATATCAAGCACGCTATATATATCAATCTGGATTCACGACCCGACCGCCGTGCACAGTTTGAATCGCATTTTGAAGAATTATATAGGGTGTATCCAAAAGAATACACATTTTTCCCTATTACTCGATTTTCGGCCATTAAACACAATCGAGGTGCGGTTGGATGTTCTAAAAGTCATATCGAGTGTATTCGATTTGCTAAACAAAACGGATGGGATCATGTCCTTATTATGGAGGATGATGCGCTGGTGAAACATCCGGAAATCCTGGCGAATCAGGTGAATTCGTTTCTCTCTAGTTTTCAAGATAATTGGGATGTCGTGCTTTTTTCGGGGAATAATTATCCGCCATTTAAGATAGAATCACCATGCTGTTTTCGGATTGCGAACTGTCAGACGACTGGGTGCTATTTGGTTTGTAGTCGGTATTATGATACACTCCTTAGTAATTTTGAAGAAGGAGTCGCGCAACTTGAAGCTAATCCCGGAAATGAAAATTCATATGCGTGCGATGCGTATTGGAAAAAACTTCAACGCGCGGATCGATGGTATCTCATAACTCCGATTTGTGTGACACAGCGGCCGGGGTATAGTGATATAGAGAATCATTTTGTGGATTATGAGAAGTTGATGCTGGACTTGGTGAAGAATCCGGATCCGACTAGGAGACGGTGACAGCTGACGAGGTACGCCGAGGTGCCGAAGATTCTGCTAGACCTCCGTCAAATAATGATCTACAACCCACCACCCGAAATCGCGGTCACTTGGATAATGAAGACCCGCCATAATCCGGATATTCGCGCACTTGGTGGCGACCTCCATTAGCGCATGAGTTTTCGCCGGAAATTTACGCGACAGTATTTTCGCTAAATAATACGTCTGGACTGCGTGACCTGATGGGTATGCGGGTGTATCTGCTGAATCCGAACGCAATAATGTCCCATTCTCTTCATTGATGATTTCGGGTGCGACACGCGCCGGTCGTGCGCGATTGTATATCCATTTAAGTGTCCTTGTAATAAACATCACACGCATTCCTGTCATAATCCTGTCCATTTCCGCGACCGACATTTCATCGGGTTTTATTACTGTAGTGAATGCGGCAGCCGGATTCATATCGGTCAACCTGAAAAACGCGATATCGCTTGGCATTCGTTTCATAATGTATTCGGTGATGACGGTATTTATCTCAGTCTTGCTGTCAGGGTACATTTTACCGAACCCGGATATGGTAAGATTAAAAGTTGGATACCACCAATAATAACGTTTTTGCTGGACGAGCAAGACGATAATATAGGTTATTCCTAAAGCAATAAAGATGCGATATCGGTCGGGGTCGCGTTCAACAATATGATAATAATAAGAACCGAACCGTTCGCGCATTTCTGTCACGGCGCCACTTTCATTTTTTGGGGGCGGAATTCCTATAAATGTCCGGAATTCATTCCATTTTGGTAAAACTACCATTTCTGTAATATATACTAGTGTAAATATATATTACAGTTTCGTCGTCGTTGTCGTTGTCGTCGTAGTTGCGTCGAACTTGCTAAGCATTCCTGTTTTACACGCGGAGGGGGGTGGGGAAACCGACGAGGTTCGCACCGATACCGAAACCAGCGCCCGTCCTGGCGGACACAGCCAAACTAGGGACATAAGTATCCAAGATACTAAAGGTTGCCGCAGCGGTCAGTGCGATAAGTGCAACCTCATCAAACGCCAAACTGCGTTTAGGGATAGCGTACGCTGCAATAGCCACCATAACACCCTCCACCAAATACTTAATGGTTCTCTTCACGAGTTCGCCTAAATCAAAAACTCCAGCAGTCATTTGAAATATTATTATAAATAATGGAAAGAAATTATTATTTACGAATTCATGCATTCGAAACCATTGAACACAAATAATGCGTTTAAAACACTTAAATATCTATAATGTAGTATATTATATCGTCGTTTATTCATTTTCGGGTCTAGTCTTCTTATGTACGCTACTTCGTCGCCTGATTCGTCGTCCGCCGCACCACTCGGTGTTGAACTTAAACAAACCAAAACCGGTGCTGTCAACCCTAAATATATTGATTTGTTAGAGGAGGATAAACCGATTGCCGGTCAAAAGTTTGCATGTTTGTCTTTCGTATCTCCAGAATCGATTTTGAAGCAGAAGGAACATTTCTTCTTTGAGAAGTTTCTCCATTATTGGGACTATCAAAAGTCGATGGAGAAGTTCGTCCAGTTCCTTAACTTTGTTTCATTCAAATATCATGTGAATTTCGACAAGATTTCTGCAGATTTTCAGGAGTTTGCTAAAGAGGAGAAGGTAACTCTTCAAAAGACGAATATCTATGATGAGTATAAGACTTTCCTAGATAAGCATGAGGACGATCTAGAGAATGAGTTTGGCGAGAAGCATAATTTCCAGACGACTATCCGCGGTTTGAAGGTGCGCGGTGTATTCGGATCGCAGAAGGAGGCGGAATTGCGTTGCCAGATGTTGCGTGAGGTGGATCCGAATCATGACGTGTTCGTCGGTCCTATCGGATTGTGGGTTCCCTTCCATCCGGAGGCGTATAAGACGGGTCGGGTCGAATATATGGAGGAGACCTTGAACCAGTTGATGGCGGAGAAGAAGAAGAACGAGGAACAGGCCAAGACTGAGTTTGATAAGCGTGTCAAGGAGACGAAGGCGAAGGCGATTGAGGAGAATATCAAGCTGGCGAAGGATAGCGGGAATAAGTTGACACAGATGTTGGCGAAGGATGGCGAGACGTTGGTGGATGCGAAGCCGCGTGACCTAGAGAGCAGTGAGGGCGTCGGTGGCGGTATTTGGAATGCGGGTGACGAGACGGCGTCTGTATCTATGACTGTGGAAGAGATGCGCAAGGAACTCTTTGAGAGCGATGATGTCGTTATGGATAAGAATAATGACCACGGGTTGTCTCGGTTGGCATCGTCGGGTGTGGATGCTGAGGCGGAGGAATAAGTATTTGAATTATACAGACCCACAAAATGTGGATTATTATTACTGCGAGTAATACGGTTTATCGAGTAGATTAAACTGCTACACAGTAATAATAATCATTGAAGACTGTTTTGTCTTTTACACTGCGACTCATTTTCGCGGTTGAGAAACCTTCGGATTCTGACGCTTTCGCGATCGTATTCCACGTTTTGAGGACTTGGTTTGATGCGACCAATCGTTTTTCGACTTTCTTACCGCTGGTTGAAAGTTGGACACCGATGAGGGGGTTTGCGCCTTGTTCTTGGACCGCGTTTTTATTAATAGCATAAAAACCTTGCATGATTTCTAGGCCATAAAATCCTTCATTCGAAGTACCATCACTCCACACACAGGCCTTCAGTGCGTTTGGGGAAGCATTCAAATACGTCTTCAGGTTCTTCATATCATTTTCGCTGGGAGTCTGTCCCACTGAGATTTTCCATTGCTGATACTCTTTCAGGAGCGTTGAGTTCAGGATTTTGCCGGTGTCGGAGAATTTACAGCACTGGAAAATAAAGGTTTCCACACTAAACTGCGCTGGGTTTTCGGCTTCGTTTGCGATGACCTTCTTATATTCCATTGTCTTCAATTTGATACCCTGATAGCCGTGAATACGACCTATACGTTTGGGTTTAAATTTGACGTCCATATAATGCTTCAATGCGTGGAAGGTCTCTTTCGCTGGTTTTATATGGGACCAAAGACGAAAACGTCCTTCAATGTTGACGGATTCCTCTTCCACATCGGGGCGCACAATACAGCAGGTTGCGACGAATTGATTGAATTTTTGCGTCATTTCATCGTCGGGTAAAAGAATATGTTGAGTGAAGGGGGATTCATTCTCAGTCGCAACAACTTGAAGCGCCTGCGACTGTTGCGCGGTCTTCTCGCGGAGTTCATTGTTCGCAAGTGTGAGGTCGTGGATAGCCTTCTTTTTTGATTCGAGGTCACTGACAAGTTTCGCGTTCTCGGCCTCCAATTCTTGATTGCGCTGAATAAGCCTGTTGAAATTTGCCACATTGTACATTGTAGAATGGATGATGTCTTCGACGTGCTTTGTCAGGCGGTTAATTGTGAAATTGGTGCTGTCATATGCGATGATTTCGGTTTTGTTTTTACCGGCAACTTCGATTGTCCTAATTTGGCGCTTGATTTTAGGGTGTGCTTTAATATTGTTTTCAATTTCGGACCTGTTTGTGACACGAAATGCTGCGGTGAGGATGAAATTTGTGTATTTCTTGTGATGGTCTGCGACCCGGGTGGCCAAGTCGTTAGTCTGTCCGAATTTGATGAGTTTCTCGTTATCGGCGTTGGTGTTGTCGATTGTGCCAAAGTAAATTGTTTGAGTATTCACTGGAAATTGGCTGATAAGGGTTTGTTCAATTGCTCGTTTCTTTTCTTGGGTCAGGGTGATGGTGGCTTGGTTGAGGGTGCTGATAACTTCGTTCTTTTGTTCGAGTTGCGCACGTAACTGAGTTGTTTGTTCGTCAACGGTCAAAAGAATAATTTCTTCCAGGCGCAAATAATAGTCATGGATTTCACCGGCTTTCTTGGTCTGTGCTTTCAAGCAGAGTGATTTGAAGCATCGGATGGTGAGTTTGATGGTTTGCTTGTTGTGGCCACCGTGTTTTTTGGGTTTATCCTGATTGGCGGAATGTTCTTCGTCACTATCAGAAGTCGACGCCGTAATATTTTTATAATCAACATCAAGTTTGAAGTTGGATTCGATAATTCTAATTGCGCAGAATTTTTGACTGAATCCAAGCCATCTCCAGATATCATCCAAGTCAACAACAAAGTCAGTAGTCTTATCATAATTGAGGTAACAATAAAAACTACTGACAAACAATTGTTGTTCGAATGTGCTGAAGTTTTCTTGGATTTTTTCGAGGAGAAAATTGTTGTATGTTTGAGACAACTTTGTAATCGGATTCTTTTCGATGAGTTGGACGATATTGAGAGTCTTAGAACAGGCGGCGCATGCCGAAGAAGAGGAGTACATCGTTATGAGCGTATGTTATACTATGTATATACGGATGTCTTTAAGTTGGTTTCAGATACACAAACAAGTTTATACAAATAAGATTGTAATATTAATTATAAACATAAAATTGAAATAAATAGACTGACTATATTCTTCAATATAACCGGAACAAATGAGTTCTTTCACGCGCGATTTGGAGGAGTTGGTTTGTTATTTCAAGTCACAAAAGATCCATTTAACATTACATTTGGAGAAGAACTACCGAGAGAATATCCATTATATAAAGTCACGAGTTACTGGTGTTGGCGATAAGAGAAAACACGGAGGTCATAATCGAATCGTCTATATGCTTACAGAAGACGCATTTGAACTACTGAAAAACTCATTCAAGCTGAGAAGTAAATATATTGTAGATGTGTCTGAAAATGTGAAGTGTGTCAAATTCCCAATGTGTATTGAAGCGCAGACTATCGGGTTTATTGAAAATGCGTATCGCGGTTTACGCGCTATGTCGCGTCAGTTTCAGGTTGGACCGTATTTCGCGGATTTGTGCTTTACGGACGATTTCATTGTCGTGGAATGCGACGAATACGGACATAGCGACCGGTTAGTGGCGAACGAAGTGGAAAGAGAAGAGTTCATCAAAAATCAAGGTTACGCAATGATACGCTATAATCCGAACGAAGCAGTGTTTGACTTGTCGGATGTGTTGAATCGGATAAACAGGCGGTTGATGATGCTTTTATAAATCAAAAGCGGATTTTATAAAAGCGGTGAGTATGTGATGTGTTCGCTTTTATAATGAAAAGCGATATTTATGAAAGCGACTGGAAAATATGGTCGCTTTCATAAATAAAAAGCAAGAAATAGTGTTAAAATGCTAATTTTGGAATCTTACTGCACCCAAATGTGAAGCAACTTTCCATCACCACTTACTCTTCTTCACATTAATCTTCGGCGCCTTACTGGTTTTCGAGGCGTTTGGGTCATACGACTGCTCTCCTTCGTCGTCAGAACCGAGATTCTTCGATATTTCCCAGAACTCCTTACTGCCCAACTTGAAAGGACCGTGCTGTTGCGCCTTATACCAGAAGATTTGGTCTTGTAATTTGTTCGATTTCGCGTTGTTATTGATGACGAGACACTCAAAATTCTCGGTACACTGGTCCATGACCTGGCAAAAACTCTCAAAAGTGGGGAACATACCTGCATAATTGTCATAGATTCGCTTACGATTCGCAATATATGGTTCGCGGAGGATAAAAACGTAGTCGATATTGGTGCGGAGATTTGGAGGGATACCCAGGGGATATTGCATTGTGATGACTAACATGACCTTCCAATGTCTACCGTTCATGAAAAGCAACCTCATCATCACATCCTTCGTCCACTTGTTGTCATACAGACAATCATCCAAAACGACAAATGTACGCGGGTCAATGGACGACTTTTTATACATATCCATTTCTTTTTTAACCTGCTTCAAGACTGCCTTTTGACGCTTGAGAATATTTTCAATGATCGCGGTATTATACGCATCATGGATGAATAATTTTGGCACATGGGCGGCGAAAAACCCGTTTCCGGCTTCTGTCCCTGAGATGACTGTTCCAATGGGGATATCCTGGTGGTGAAACATCAAGTCCTGAACGAGAAAACTTTTACCGGTATCACGACGCCCAATGAGAACGATAACAGGCCCCTTATTTTCATCGGGACGAAAACTGATCGCCTTCATATCGAACTTCGCGAGTTCTAAATTCATCTAATAGCAGTAATAAAAATGGTGTATATTATTTTATGACATATTTTACGAATCGAATGGAATGGAATCGTCCGAGGTCCGTTTAAAACGGATTTATAACTTCTATTTATCTACCATACCAGTATTTTAATTTAGGAATAATGACAGCACCGACGCCGACGCCGAAGACGCCAGTAGTATTTCAATTACATTATCGGAAACATAAATACACACCGGATAAGATAGAATCCGCGCTATTATTCGATATCCAGAATTTTACTCCTATTTATTCGCGATTTTTCGATATTAATGAAACCAATTATAATAGTATCCAATTGAACCAAAAGTATTATTTACAGAATATTATCGAGCATTCGCACGAACACATTGATAGTCATGAGACCCTAAATCATCTAGAGACGGTAATCGGGGATGACGAAGCACATACACATAACGCCCCGATATTTGTGAAGTATTCGCCATTACTTGACCCTATCCGGTATTTGTCGGGTAAATATAACGTCCAAGATGCGAAAACGATGAATTTACCCAAATACAATTCGTGTGCAGATGATTGTGAAGATAAAATGCTAAACGTTAATAATGCGTCGTATGTTGACGGGTTTTTCTCTTATTTAACAAGCAAGACACTTCATACACATGGGATCGTTCATGGACTCGATTATTATGGGAGTTATTTATGCAAGCAACGCGAGTTTTCAACCAATGTGTTTGATGATATCGAGTATCTTGTCGGATGTTCATTTTTTAATCAGTATGAGAATGAACTATTCTCTATTGATTATTCGCAATTTGGTGAGGATGAATCAGAACTCTCAGATCTTAATGTGAGTAAATTAATGAAACTCCGGAATAAAATGAAAACCGTAATCGGTGGCGGTGGTGACGGTGATGACTATCCTACTATTAAGAACAGACTTCATATTCTGGATACGATATGTGGTGAGGAAGTGGAGGATACCGAGGCACAGGAAGTTGTCATTGATACACCCGACGAAATGATGACACCGACCACCGTTTCGGAAATGGTTGAATTAAATGTAGACGAATATGTGAAATCTGAAGGTGTCGACGTCGACGCCGATGCGGATGCGGATGCGGATGCGGATGCGGAAAAGACAACACTGAATCATAAGGATAGAACGAGAGATCATGATGACTATTCTAGTGATGATTCATCGCAGTCGAATTCGTCGTATACTACGATAGACGCCAACGGTGACGCCAACAGCGACGGTGACGGTGGAGATGCAGCAGTGGTCGTTCAGGTGGATGAGTCATCGTTCGATGACGCCGTTGACAAGAATGGCAGTCACGACAGCGACGACAGCGACGACAGCGACACTGACGAGAGCGACAGCGAAGGCCTCGACACCGACGAATGCACCGACGAGTCATATGACAGCGATGATGAAAATATCACCGTTAAAATCAAAGATTTCCCAGTTCAAGCAATCCTTCTCGAAAAGTGTGTAAGCACACTGGATCATATCATGATGACGGATGAACTGACGAAAGAAGAGTGGGTCTCTATCTTATTCCAGGTGATTATGACACTAATCATATACCAAAAAATGTTCGCATTTACACATAATGACCTTCATACAAATAATGTGATGTTTATTGAAACCACCGAAGAATTCGTCTATTATTTATACGAAAACCAGTATTATAAAGTCCCCACATATGGTCGTATATTCAAAATCATTGATTTCGGGCGTGCGATATACAAGTTCCGTGGCGAACTCATATGTAGCGACAGTTTCCATCCAAAAGGCGACGCAGCTACGCAATACAATTTCCCGCCATATTATAATGCAGAAAAACCCACAGTAGAACCAAATTACAGTTTTGATTTGTGCCGTTTCGCCTGTGCACTGTTCGACTATTTTATTTACGATCTGTGTAAAGTGGAAAAACTGTGTAAATCAGACCCAGTGATCCGATTAATCGTGAAATGGACGACGGATGATAAGGGGCGTAATGTCTTGTATAAATCAAGCGGAGAGGAGCGGTACCCGGATTTTAAATTGTATAAGATGATTACGAGATCGGTGCATAACCACGTTCCTTCAACTGAGATCCACAATCCGATATTTTCCGAGTATAAAATCACGTATAAAAAATATAAGAAGCATGCGGCCTTGGCTGCGAAGTTCCTGAAAGAAGGTAAGAATACACATATTATTATGAATGTTGATACATTGCCGTGTTATGAAATGGAATGAAATGGAATCCGGGAATGAAGTCTATATAAACTTTCTTAGGTGCGCCGTAAGTCCATTCTTCGCGATGAATTCGATATGACGCATAGTCCATCCCATACTTGAACCAGAATGACCAACCTCCATTTGATTCTGAACGAGTGTGACGACCCAGTCATCTCCCGCACTAAACATAAATCCTCGGTTGGAAGGTGGACTGTAATTGGAGAGATATTCCCAGACATTGATTTCTTTGGACTTGACCGCGGGCAATTCACTTGCGCGAACAACCGCGAGCAGACCATCTCTCAAATTGCTTGTGCAATTTGAGTCGTTCATATACGAGAAGTCCAATGCATTCACGGCAGCGATGGTCATAGGCCAGTAATCGGGGGATGAACCGGGACCGGGAACGGAGACAAATACAGATTCAGGAGCAACAGTAGACTCAGTAGCCATCGTGGTAGCGTGTGTATAAACGAACGATGAGTTACAATAAATATAAACATATGGTTTATATATGTTTATATTGGAATTACTATTTTACAGTCATGTAAACTCGTTTTGTTCTTCAATAAACTTCTTGAATGACATATATGTAATCATTTTATTCGCACCACCTGCGACTTTTGTATAAAATGTATTAAAATCGTGGTCTGTATAATATCGAATACCAATCATATATAATGACGCGGTGAAATCATCGTGACTAATTATACCGAACCCTGTTGTATTCAACATTTGAAAACACCGTCTTAACGCGGTTTGCCCTGAGTATTTTGTCATTATTTTATCAAGAAAAACACGTGTCAGTTCGTTGATACCCGATTCATCCTTGATGAATTTAAAATCAACCATTTTTGTTTCATATTTGGAGTCATTGAGTATTGGGGATTGGGTTGTTTTATTGTATGTCGTCGTATAATGTTCAGGTCCATTATATTCATGTTTACTTATAATATTCGAATGTGAATTAGTTACTGTGCTATTTTTATGTGGCGCCGTCATATTATACGAAGGAAAAATTTGTGGTGCGGAGTTCGCGTGGAAAACAGGTCGTATCCGAAGTTTATCAGAAGATGATGCAGTTAATTTTTCATACGATTTCAAACTTATTTTACACATTAGGATTATTGCTATATATGATTATTATTATATTTTGTTGTTTATATTTTGTTGTGGTATAAGAATTAGTTGATGATTTATTTATGGATAATAATATATAAACGATAATAATATATAAACAATCGAATATAGAATATAGTAGTAATGAGCACCAACCGCCACCCCCACCGCGACAGTGTTCACTCCCGCGACACTATAACCATCGAAGGAACCACATATGACATAACTGATTTTAAGCATCCAGGTGGAAATATTATTGATTACGCAAAGAACGCCGGTGACGCTACCGAAGTATTCCGCGAGTTTCATTACCGATCACCGATTGCGAGAAATGTACTTCGGTCGTTGCCTGAATACGACGCAGGTGCCGAAACAGGCGCCACCGCAACTGCCCTGACTCCACGCCAGGAAGAAATGACAGCAGATTTCCGAGAGATGCGGACAAACCTCATGAATCAGGGTTGTTTTGAACCGGATTATATCCATGTATATTTCCGCATGCTCGAACTCGCATTCTATTTCGGAATGGGGGCGTGGTTCGCATCCTATAACATTTACGCATCTGTTCTCTCGTTCATCGTATTTAAGACGCGTTGTGGATGGGTCCAGCACGAATGCGGGCATCTCAGTTTTACCGGAAATAAGCGTATAGACCGCGCCATTCAGACATTCACTATGGGGTTCGGTGGGGGCGTCAGTTCATCCGTTTGGAATTCTATGCATACCCGTCATCACGCGACTCCGCAGAAAATCAAGCACGATATCGACTTGGATACCACTCCATTCGTCGCATTTTTCCAGACCGCATTCGAAGAGAATACAAACGGGAAAGTAGCCTCGCGGTTTATGAACCGATGGTGGATGCGACTTCAAGCGTGGACGTTTTTGCCTCTTGTCAATGGTATATTCGTCCATTTATTTTGGATGTATTATCTTCACCCGAAGAAGGTCATCCACCGATTATGTTCCGCGAAGACGAGAGAAGAGAGTATCGCAACCGCATTTGAAATTGCGTGTATGTCGGCGTCGCATATCGTGTTGCCATATATCTTCTACACGACTAGCGACGACGATGCTAGGGGCGTATTGTGGTGTTATTTCCTATTGATGGTAGTAAACTTTTGGAATTTAGTTTATCTATTCGGACACTTTTCTCTATCACATACATTTACAGGCGTCATCCCTGAAAATAAACATTTATTGTGGTTTGAATATGCTATCGGGCATAGTGTAAACATATCTACGAAATCCGCACTGGTATCATGGATCATGGGATACCTAAATTTTCAGATCGAGCACCATTTATTTCCTTCGATGCCGCAGTATAAGAATATTCTGGCGGCGCCATATGTGCGCCGGTTTTGCGATAAATGGGTGTCAACCGACACCGACACCGACACCGACGCTAGACTCCTAAAATATACAGAATATTCTTATATTACAGCGTGGCGAATGATGTTTTCTAATCTAAACCAGGTTGGAAAACATTATTATGATAATGGTATTGCGGAATCAGTGCCGATGCCGACGCCGACGCCTAAACCCAAGGATGATTAGAATCCTGGTGTATCTACAAAGACTGCAGGTGACGTCACACTGGCGTTGGTGCTTCCGCTACCACTGTCGAACATCTTAAATTGCTCTAACAAATAAACACCAACCACAGAAGAAATACATACGATTAATGTATCACGTACAAGAACCTTGATTGGTTTTTTACTTTCATTATCTACAAATCGCATTTCTAAAAATTTCAATAAGAAATAAACTGTGGCGATAATCGCACCGACAACAAACAAATTCGTCGTTATTGACATAATAATAATTAACACACCGATGAATGTATATAATACTAAACTTATATACATACAACTTCAATAAACAACCCGGTTTTATACGAAATCATCTCGCGGTCATCCATCACCATCGGTTATGTTTGAAAGGCCATCATAACCGGTGGATAACAAAAATAGAAAACACCTCCAGCAATTGCTAAAAATAGAAATGAACCTAAAAAAATTATAAGATCAATAATGAATATATTATCATACCACTTAGATTTATCCTCTTCTTCTTCTTCCTCGTCGGCCATTATTCCTGATATTATTACCGATATTATAATATTTCAATATCTTCTAATAACGGTGATGCATTGATATTCTGATATTCATTCAGAGAATGGATATCCAATGTATCCAATTGAATATCGGCACCGATTTTGATTCTACCGCTATCCTCGTCGTCGGCGTCGGCGTCGGCGTCGTCGGCATCTCTCGCGTATTCATTTACTCTCTCGCTAGAGTCCGTTTCAAACGTCCGAAGTTCATTCTCTCCAAATGATACACCGACGCCACCCCCACCGACGCCACTCCCACCCCCGCCACCGCCCGTACTTGCAGTGCTCCCATTTAATTCGCCTACGAAATCAAGTTGATCGATTGTTGACGATGAATTTCCTTCTACGCCGTCATCGCCGTCATCACCATCGACCCGATCACGATGACGGCGTCTGCGTGTTGAAGAGTTATGGTGTGCACGCCGTCTTGCCGATAGATTGGCGTCGGCTTCAGATATAATCGGTTCTTGTTGAATAACTTCTTCATTTTCGGTGACTTCTACTACATCTTCGATGGTTTCTTCTAAATACATCTTGATCAAGTCTTCGACGGGAATATTATCACGGATCGTATTATAAATACACTCCTTGACGATAATCTCGAATTCGCGATTATTGCGCTGGACTTGAAGCGGATGATTGCCTTTCTCGAAGATATATACATTCGAATAAAGTTTACGTGCACTATTCACGTAGACCTTATGAACGAAATCAGACAATTCAGGGAGTTTAATATCCACCTTCTTCTGTTTATTTCCAACACGCATGACTGTCATACACTTCAAATGAATAATATGGACACATGTTATCAGGTCTTCTAAATAACCGCAGGTGCTTCGTTCTTTAATTCGCGCGGTCTCGTCAATGATTATATTCGGGTTCCATTTTGGAACTCGCGAGAGAAGGTTCTGAAATGTCATTAAGTATTTGTCATTCTCCTTGTTACCAACACATAATTTCAACGCCTCGTCGAAGATAGACCGAAATCCTTCCTGGATTAGTGGGCATAATATATTCACCAATCGAGTCGCCCATTCGTTTTTCGATTCGTATAATGAAGTCACCGAATAATCGTCCATAACTCACGCACTCGGATTTACATAAATGATATATTTTCTAAACTCCGATTACAACGAAATACTATAAAATGAAGTATATAAAGCAATAGTAATTTCTCGTTTCTAAACTCTTTGCGCACCTTATCGAACATAATAAGCAGTTCATATTTCTTGATCTGGTTCATCTGTGGACTATTTCTAACAAACTCAATGACGTCAAGACCGCAATATCCCTGTTCGTATAAAACAACAGATAGGTCAACGATGCGTTTGTATTCGTCCAAGGTGGGTGCGGGGGTCTGGGTGGGCGCTGGGGTCGGGGTGGGCGCTGGGGTCATGGACGATTCATCAGCGTGTAAATAATCGGGATGGATTTTAATCAACTCTCCGAGAGATTTCTCTCGCAACCTCTCTATTTTACTTGTATCACAT